ATCCTTGTTGTTTCTTCTTAATTGAAAAAGATGGTTCATCATTGTTTTCTGTTGCACTAAAATTATAAGTGTCAACTTTTTTAATTTTTGTTTTTTGGTACTCTATCTGTATTTTATGATTAGATATAAAGTACTTCATACCGGGTGGGTAGTGAAGATTCATTTTATGTTCAACACAATACATTACTACGAACTTAACATAATCTGAATCATTATGATTTTCAAAAATCAATTGATTGAGGATTTTTATAAGCTGAGAATAAACGACATTGCAGTCAATATTATCGTGCCAATATTGTTTTATAAAGTCTATATCTTGTTTTGTGTTGTAACATTTTGTGTGATAATAACTGCTACCCGATTGAACATACTGTTCTTTGTCGATGTCGATTTTACCATCATACCAACAATGGGAATATCTACATTTTCTATTCATTAACATTCATCTTCCATAAGGTATGTAGCTTCCAAATCAGCTTGATGTAAGGCAAGTACCAACGGATATTTTTTGATAGCTTGAGTCATATCGTTCCAATATTCTTTCGGTTCAGTAAATCCCATATGCCACCTAATGGCGTATCTTTCTGGTGGAGTCAATTTAATGTAATTCTCAATCATCATTACACTTTTTTCGCCATGACCATAAGGAATTTTATTGTCTACCGTGTATCCTTCTACTGTCTGCCAATCGTATTTACCTTTACTATCCGATTTAGAACCGTGTTCACTGTAGATTTTTTTATTTTTCAACTCAGTTACATAATAATGTGTTTTGCATAAATCATGTAACAATGATACGATAATAAGTGTTTCGTTAGGGTATTCATCGAGAACACTTTTCCATACTGTCGAATCTTTTTTTGCTATTAAACATTCGTAGACATTTAAACTATGTTCAAGCAACCCTCCTTTATGGCAAGAATGAAATATTGTGCTTGCAGGTGCTTTGTAAAAATCTGAGGTACGAATATAACTGAGCAATTGATCGATACCATCTCTGTTGACACTGTTTAATAAAGTTTCAAAGTGCTGAATCATACAAATGGTAACTCCTCGTCATCTGTTACTGATATGGACTCTTTTTTAGTTACTGGTTTATTATTATCTTCATTATCTTCAAAATTATAAACCACATAATTTGTATAAGTTGTTTTCTTATCGGGAACATATTTGTTTGTAACATCACAATCTCCGATTCGCACTGTAGCAGGTAATGTCATTGAATCAAGCTGTTTGTGTGCCGTTCCAACAACTCTTACAAATTTATTTTGGAACTCTGTCTCATACTCGTTTGTTTCCTTATTTTTTTTACTTACACTAATGTTAGCTACGCTATATTTTCCTTTATTTTCTGCTTCCCAAACACGAGCGTATGCTCCTTTTTTGAATCCCATACTTCAATCTCCTTTTTTTTATTTTCTAATTGCAAGAATTTTTCTCTGTAATGTTTGCAACATTGTAATGTCAGTAATGTTACGAGGATTACCAACAATTTCTTCATCTGTGACAGTTATATTGTTAGCAGTGTAGAAGTCTTTTTCTGTATCCTTACATATCTGTCCAACTTTCTTTTTGACCGTTTCTGACTGCTTACACTTTTTAGATATCAAATCCATGATATTACTATGTAATTCTTCAAGCTGACGATACTCTTCTGGTAAATCCTCACCATCATAAACATAGAGTGCAAGACCGTGATATCCGGCAAGTTTTACAAGGAGTCTTTTGAGTGCGTTAATAGCTTCAGATGAAGTGATTTTTTCAACCGGAATAGCAACAAATCGTGTATCGGAAATCGAATAACAATCGGTAATAGATTTGCCACAAACAGTCAATGTCATTTTTACCCAACCCGATATTCCATCAGAAAACCACGGTCGAGTATTGCCAAACTCGTCCATAATTTGTTCATGTATTTTAAAATTTGCTTCGGAATCATATCGACAAATTTGATCCCATGCACTCGCCCAAGATAAATAATCGAATTTACCTTTTTGTTTCAACTTAGACTTCATATTAAGTTTACTTAATTCAATAAATGTGTTTTTTTCTTCCAAATTATCATCCTTTCGTCTTATTTGAAACTTCGTATAACTGTAGTCTCGTACTACTTGTTCATTTTGTTCACATCCTTCCATTTGTAATGATAATAAACATCCTTCATAGCATCACCACCTTCACTATTTTACAATCCAGCCTGTTCGGCTTTATATTTAGCAATCATATCTTGTGCTTTTTTAATGGCGTGTTTTTCGTCTGGAGCGTAAACATATACACTACAAATTTTACCTTCTATATTTTTCATGATTTCCTTTTCGTTGTATTCACTTATTGTTGCTGTGTTGCTAACAGGATTATACGCCCAACAATAGTTGTCTTTACCGTTTTCTCCATCTTCATACACTTCAATACAAGCTTCCCCCCAATCCTCAGAGTAAGCTTTTTTTATCGTTTTGCTTTTTCATAATCGGTTGTTACATTACAGATATGATAATCTGAATAATCTCCTTTTGTAATAATGTAAATTTTCACACTTTCACCTCTTTGATTAATTACGCAATATCTGTTTTTATCTGCTCATTTTACTGCTATAAATGCAATTATTGAAGGATAAAAACAGATATCACGGTTTTAGCTGTAAAACTATACTTTTATTCGGAGTTTAAAACTCCTCTTTTATTTGCTTTTCTTTTCGTCTGAATGAACGATTCAAGTATCTTTTACACCAATGTATGTCGTGTCGTGCATATCGTTTATTACGGATAGCCTCTTGACACCACTCACCCTTATCGTTCACTCTCTTGTAGAGATTCTTCTTCATTGTTATCATCACCGTTCTTATCATACAAATCGGTATGAGCAAAAAGTAGTGCCATAACTGTTGCTGTCAGACAACCACCAAATATAGCTCCGATGATAAAACATACAATCTGTAACATTATTCCACCTCTTTTACTGCGTATTTGTAACATTATTCTTAGCCTTGATATAATCCATAACATCGTCAATGTCGGCATAAAGCCAAAATGATACATCGTCATCATTAAAGTGAGGACATTTATATGTTGACTTACACCATTCGGTAGGGACATTGATGTCCTCACCATCGTTGTATCGACATAGTTTTTTATGTAGACATATAAGCTCTTCGTCAGTAATTTTACCTAATTGCATATCAATATATGCAGGCAAAGTCTTATTGTTAATAGTTATACTGTTAATAGTAGGTATCTCATAAAGTCTCGCACGAATATGGAAAACAGCTTCATCAGAACACATATGTTCTTTAGTTACCTCACTACAGTAAGTGCTAATTCGTTTTTGAATACGCAACAAGTCTTCAATAAGGTAAATCAATTGTTCTTTTGATAAACTTTTCATTGCTTGTCTTTCACAATCTAACATTACACCGCCTCCCTCTCAGTTTTCTCAATCACCTCTCTGTAATCCTGCTCAAGAGCATTCATATACGCTTTTGTAGTTTTTATGTATATATCAAGACTTTTTATTTTTCGTTCAGCCTTCTTTAATTTTTTATGATTTACAGCAATACAAATATCGCAAGCGATTACAATTATTACCGCAACTGCCGAAACCACAATTGATATAATTGTCATTATATCCATTTTTTACACCTCCTTAAAATATGTATTTTAATCTATATAATCCACTTTTCTAACTGGCGCTAAGCATTGAGGACAAGTTGTTTCTCTAAGTTGCGCCTTTCCATATGCTTTAAACATATAAATGTTAGTATCAAAAACACAACCACAATCATTGCATCTAAATGCGACAGACTCACCATGTTCAAGTGCATCTCTTATACGGATATTGCCGTTTTTAATAATTGTTACCATTCTTTATAATCTCCCACCGAAGGACTTCTTGTGTCGCATTCAGGACACTCGCATCCATAAATATTATCAAAGTAAGAATGTCCACATTCATCGTCATCTACTACAAATTCACATCCACATTTTGGACAGATACACAACTGCGGTGGATGGTAATATTTTCCGTGTTTAAGAATTTTCATATTAATCTCCTTCTAAGACACATTCTTTGGTGTTAAACCCAGCAGCACCTTTATGACCGCCACCGCCATAAAGCATAGCAACTTTTGAACAATCGACCTTCGTTGAACGCAAAGAGTATCTCCATTCGTGACCATTGAAAGCAAAGCCAATCAGCATATCATAATCGTCAATGTTATCAATAACAAAATCGTCACTGCTCATCAGCCCCATATTAACAGCAAAACAATTATAACCGTTAAACATAATTTCAAAACCGAAGGCTTCGCAATAATGTTTCATTGTTTCTTTTCGATACTTAATCCTTAAAACACCTTCCTTAATTAAAGCGTCTGTAGCTCCATAATCATATACAGAATCATTTAATTTACCCCAGAAAGTACTAAATGGCTCTGTGTTTGATATTGATTTGAATCCAGCGTGAAATTCTTTGGTTAAGTGTCCATATTTGAAAGTCCATACATCGTAATCTGCTATCAGCTTTGTAAACATCGGAGCATCTTCCGTCATACTCTCTTCAAATGGTTTAATGTCACCAATACCTCTGTCTGTCATATGTTTTAGATAACAATATGTAAGCATACAGCCTGCTACTCCGTCATACCTAATGCCACGAATTTCTTTATCGTAGTTTTCGTATTTTTTAATTGCTGAAATATGGTGGTCGATCCAAGTAACATTTGGTGTGATTTCCAGAAGCTTATCCATTTTATTTGGCTCGATTGAGTAATCAACAATATATACTGTTTCATTTTTCTCAATCTTGTCAAACGGAAACTCTCTGCCGTAATCCATTTTTATGTAACCAATATATTCCTCGACATAAGCAAGTTCCTTAACCCAGAAACCTGCACATTTGCCGTCAGCGTCATTATGATAAAATACTTTCATTTTTACCTCCTACTCAATTGTTTCTAACATTTCTATAGGTATTTGTCCAGTCAAAATCAAAATATAACGCTTTGTTATTTACACCGTTTTTTTCATATAAACTCTATCATAATTATTATCGGAAAAATAGGCATTATAAATTTGTGTGAACTGTTTTGAAGTTGTGCGACTATATTTGCCGATTTCATAAACAGTACGCTCATAAACAAACCCTAATACAGTTGCATTTGTGTTTTTAAATGAAATTATTGGCATAACCCAATAATTAGCATTTCGTATGGTAACATTAACAAATGAATCCATTGTTATAAAAGTTTTGAGATGAATGTCTTTCACCCATTCAATATTATACTCTTTACATTGTAAAGCATTAACAATTTCATTTGCTGTGATAACATCTAACATAATTTTAATCCTCTTTTTTAATAAATTTGAGTTTTTCACCCAACACACGGTTTGCACCGTGTCATAAATAATAAATGAGGGCTATGTTTCTGTATTCATTCTTTTAAGCATTTCCAATATACATTTAACTCAGGATTGTCATAAACATTACCAACAACTTCAACTGTACATTCATATTCATTCCAAACACTCTGGGCAAGTCCAATAGCACAAACAACTGTGTCATATTTAGAACCCTCTTTAGGTACATTTATACACAAAGTACAAAACTTATGATAAATTACAGTTAAATAATTATATCTTGAATTAGGACTACTGATTTTGAGGATATCTCCCTCAAACATTTCTTTATCATTTGCATCAATCATATCGGTACAGCTTCCTAAAGTATCCAAATCAATAAATTTAGGTATAATACATCCAGATTCTGTTCCAGTGAGTATGCAAGGATGTAATCCGCAACATTTAGGATACAAAGTGTAATAGCCATACACCCATTCACCTGTATTTTCCTCTTTAGCTCTACATAATTGAATCATTTACTTTCACCTCTACACTATCTTGTTTAAATGTTGAATTTATTCTTGGTTTTTATCAGTTAAATTCCAATAAAACCTCACTTTTAACTACTTTTGACATTATGTATTCTCCTTTACGCTCTGAATATTTTTAACCACGATTGTGGGCTTTGGAACTTTCTCCCTTTTAAGAATCATCGTCATTCTACGATGTTCAATAATCGTGTCTTTAATATTTATGTATAATATATTAGCAATGAATGGGATGAACAAAATCAATAATTCGCCACCGAACATTTCTGATCTCCGTTCATTTACTGCTCCTAACCGAGCAATTATAAACAACGGAATCGTAATGGAAATGGATATTGCACTTATCCAGAATCGCATTCTATGTAGCTCAGCTTTTAACTTCTTCATTGGACTCTTTCCTTTCATATTATTCTTTGACGGACTCAGTACATAATGGACAACCACTTTTTTGGGCGACACTTATCCGTCTTGTGTCTTTTAAAGGAGGTTACAAAATGAGTTTGTGCCGATTGCACTCACTTGTAAATGGTGGACTGTCAGGGAGTCGAACCCTGTACCCTCAAATTATGAGTTTGACGCTCTAACCAGTTGAGCTAACAGTCCATATGGTGACACAGAAGAGATTTGAACTCTCACTTTACAGATTTTAAGTCTGCTATCTCTGCCGTTGGACTACTGTGTCATATTCGGTATTGTGTAGATTGAAGGCTGACGGAACAACAGTCAAGGGACACCGCCGTTCAACGCCGAACTGAGCAAATATTCAGTATAAAGTCTTTCTACAATTTGAAGTAGATTTTTATTTAAACCGTTAAGGTTATAAAATCACTACACAATACCGTCTGGCTGAGCAGGTGGGAATCGAACCCACGATACTGGAGTCAAAGTCCAGTGCCTTAACCGCTTGGCAACTGCTCAATATATAGCCTTCAATTGAAGGCTTTTTTCAATTTTTGCCCATTTTGTTTTATTGGACGAAAAGAATTGTTCTTAAAATATTTTTCATTACAATTTAAAACCGTATCTATATGTAAATTACAATAATTTTTACACAACTGAACAATACTGTTGCCGAAATATACCAAACATATTGTGTCAATGTGTGATAATTTTAATAGTTCTATAGCAAGAGACAATTTACCTAAATCATTCACTCGTTCTTTATATCTTTTTTCATACCGTTTTATTACAAATGCTTTATAAGGTATAATATCAAAAATGATGAACTTGTTGTTAATAAGGATTCCATCGAAAACGGCTTCTTCTGCACACACTGTATTAAATATAGCGATGTGTGCAACTTTATTTAAATCTTCTATAATTGCTTTTGGACACCGTACTATATTACTTTTATAGAATAATTTGCCTCGTATATATCGGCATTTTTTTCCTTTTAAATATGGTGACATAATATAAAATGTTTTAGACATCTGTTACATCCTTTCTATTCCGTTAGTTTTGAACTGCAAACGAGACTAAAATTGCGTTATCAATCTCGGTATATATATCGTTATCAGTAATATGACCAACAAGTTTGATAATGTCTGATTTGTCCACAACTCGAACCTGTTCCATCAATATTGTACTATCTTTTTCTAAATTTCCTTCGCCTTTTTTTATATTTACATGTGTAGGGATATTTTTCTTCTTTTTACTTGTAATAGGGGCTACTAATATTGTCGTTCCATAACGATTACCTGTATTATTTTGAATAATCACTGCTGGTCGAACTCCACCCTGAACAGATCCTCTTTGCTGACCAAAATCAATTATTACAATATCCCCTTTGTAAAACCTTTTGCTGTACTGTTTTTGTTGTTCTAAATTGCATACTACTTTATACATTATCTCACCCCATTTCCTATTACAGCTCAATTATATCATAGGTGTGGGGAATGTCAAGCATTTTTTTCATTTTTCGCTATTTTTGTTTTTAAATGATAATACTACCCATAAAATGTCTCTTTATAAATAGTATAATCTTTCTTTTGCAAATTATTTGAATTATTCGTTGGTAAAAGATTATTGGATTCTCTTAAATATCTTTTATACCAATTTCCAGCCTTACCAATACTCATTAGTTTAAAACATCTACCATCAGTAGTAGTTCTTGTTGAAAATTGGTAAGCACAATTAACGAAAAACCTTTTATTTGTATCTTGGATTATTTTTTTATTAACATTTGGAGGATACATAGCTACTCCGCCACCTCTTACGGTGTATTCGGAAGTAAGATATGAGTTTTTTAATACTTGTACAAATTCTGGATAAATATAAAAATCATCTGTAGGATATAAAGAAAAATTCAAACTATCAAAAGAAAGTTGTAAAATCTGTTGGTTACTAAACCCACAATACACGAGTGTCGCTGCAGCGTAATACTTAATGTATGAACTGTTTATTTCGGGTTTACCGAACAAATCATTTAAACATAAAATTAAATCTGCAGGGTTTTTAGGGTAGTGATTATACATATTTAACTTTAAACAATTTACAGTAGCTTCAGGAACATCTTGTACAAGATTCCTACTTTGTTGTGATCTACCATGCTGTAATTCGTAATTAATATATTCCCTTAATACTCCAATATATCTGTAATAGTTGCTTGTACTAATCACGGGCAAAGACGATAAAATTATAGATAGTGATTCAAAATCAGCATCTGCTACATCTACATCCAATTCAGCTTCCGTTTCAGCTATTGCTTCCAATACTATGGTAGCCTTACTGTTTGATGTTGTAGACAAAAAATCATTTTTTCGTTTGGAATCATATAACACTTATTCGTTCCACCTTTCAAAATTATGATTCATAACATTTGTTACAATATCATTCTTACTTTTAGCAAATATTTGTTTTGAATAATCTAAATTATATCTTTCTTTTATCAGTAAAAGGTTGTTTGCAATCAATGACACAGTATCTTCGTAATTTTTATTAGACTCTCGTAAAGCTGTTATGATGTCTCGTAATTTTATTCCAAACAACTCTACAATATTGCATTTACAAAATTTATTAAGGTCTTCGACTACTTGGCTAACTGTATCTTCATCAGTAAAATATTGGTATTGCGACTTCAAAAAGTTAGACATAATCGATATAAATACTGGTACATCAAAATTTGTTCCAGCTCTCAACAAAGATGAAAGAGATTTAGCTGAGTCAAAAGGGAGAAATACTTTATCTCGTATATAGAGTATATTGTTTTTTAAAACAACATCAGTACCTTTTTTATAAGCTAAAATTATGGGTGTCAATTTCAAACATGACGATGCAGTAGCCTTTTGAAGATTCACTTTACCATATGGGAATGATGTGTAAACAATACCGTCATTTAATAATCTTTTAAACACTACCGAATTGATACGGGTTGAATAAAATGTTTGCAAATTATCCACCTCTTTACATACTATTACACTGGATTCGCATAACTTGATATCATTATCGACATCAAAAAAAACAGCTTTGCCACAAACCTCATTGATAACCTGAGCAATAATTACCAAGTCTTTATAAGGAATACTGGAAACAATCATAATATTGTCTAAATATAATGCAATGGTTTTCTTTATGCCACGATTAATCAACTCGGTTTCAACTTTTTTCTTAATAAACTTGTGTGTTGTCATAAATTCACAAATGCGTTCTGCTAAATTGTTCATCTAATTCCACTCCTTATAGCATATTTTACCATAAAAATGATTAAATTGCAACCATAATATGGTTATGTAATTAAAGAAGTGCAAATGTGTAAATAGTGAGGTTAATACAAACTCCTCTTATATCATCGTATTGTCCTATTTTGGTTTCAGTCAATACCATAGGGTTGTCTGAAATAGAATATCCAAACAAAATGTCTATTAACTCAAAAAAACTTTTTCTTTGATGCTCGATAACTTCATCAATTTTACCAACATTCAATTCTGTATCGTGAAGCAGATGTTTTAATAGTGTATTGTTTTTTATAGCCTTTGAATTGTATTCTTCTAAAACCTTTTGTATCGTATAGCCACGATTATCTATAACCATATAAAGTAGACCAAACTCCTCTCGAACATTCGTTCTATTGTAATTATATCATCAGACTCGAATTATGTCAACTGTAATTCTTTAATTAGACGAAGAGCAATTACGGATTTTAGTTTTCTTATTGGTATAGCAACAGTATGCACCCCATCACTATACATTGCGTGACTTCCTCGCTGTCTCACACACACATATCCATTGTCTTTCAATTTTCCAGTTAATTCTCTTTTTGTTACTTGCTTCAAAAATATACATCCTCCATTTCGTTAATAATGTCAATAAGACTTGATAGATTGTCCTCAAAATCGTCACACGCATCACAAGCGTTTTCGTATCTTTCAGATTCCTGCAAATTTTCAGGGTAAGAATCTAAACAATCTTGTTCTTCTGACATAATTGTTTCTAATTCTTCAATACATTTTTTAATACTGTCAATTTCTGTCTTAATCCGTTTTCTTCTCAAGGTGTTCATTGATAGCCTCCTCTATTGCCTGATCGATTTCTTTATCCATTTCGCTGGGTAATAAATCAACATCTGAATAATACTCCCCTGTCTTGTTATAATAATCTATACAAGGTTTGTACCTCTTGTTAAAATATCCCCAAATATACTCCTTGGTTGTTGGATCAAAAATTGAACCATCTGGATTTCTGACACTCATAGTAGAAAAATTGGTAGGACTGTACCCTGCTTTTATCATGAGTTCATTTAATAAACTGTGTTCATATTTTACTTGTGCAGCAACATTACGCTTAAAATACTCCTTATACTCATCGGGGATCGGGGTATTCAATATTCTTTTTTTGAGCCGTGCTTCGTATTCATAATTGTTGGGTAAACTGGTTTTACTCAATTTCTTATATTCTTCTTTATGGTGAGCATTTTTACCACCATCCAACAGGAGAGCTATAATCAATAATATAATACCTATTCCTATAAACATATTTTTACCTCTTTTATTGTAATTTTTTTCTTTATTATAATCAACCCACAAAACATGGAAATAACATTGACAAAATTTGCTAAATAGTATATCATCATATTAGGTCTTGAAAATGGGTAAGCTAACGCCGACCATCTTTCGATAGCCTACTTGGTATAGACATCACCAGATTTTCGCAGGTCGGAGTGATGTCTATTTTTTTATATAAAACCTTTGTTTTATACATCTTCTGGTACATAGTGTTCGTACCGCAGTCTATTTAACAATTCTTCAAGCGTAATTGATAGGGCGTATTCTTTATCTGTCATACCGCCTATAATAGATTTTTTAAGACTAAATCTGCTTACTATCTGTATGTCAGGCGAATCTGCAACAGAGCGAGACGAAATAATAACATAACATTTCAAATCTTTACCATAGAGCTGAATGTCATTTTCTACCCTTTCTATCATCTCGGTATGATTAACTTCGATTGGTTTATCGTTATTATCAAACCACGGCATTTAACACCCTCCTTATTACTGTCTGAGCATAAGCATCAGTTTTAGCTTTCTCGTCAACATATTCCACCTCGGAATTAGCAAGATTGATTTTGGCAATTACTTTACCCTCTTCGTTGGAACTTGTTGTTCTCCAAGCGTCAATATACATTATATTTTTATCATAATCAATGAAGTTGCTTCTGATTTCTTTATATTTACTTTTTATAAAACTACATTCCTCCTTATGACGAATCTGTTCTAAAACAAGAATTTTATTTATATTCTGCCTTTATTTCCTCAACCCTCTTCAAAATTTGTTGCCACACCTTTTCGCCGTAGATATTTTCCAACAAGGGGCGTGTGTGAAATAACGAAATTATCACATATACACCCCAAGCATTAGCATCAACTTCCTCAAATTGCATTGCATAGGATTTTAGATTATTTTCTTGTGATGGATTGTAGTTGTCTACGCTAAACTGTCCATTTTGTGCCTGCCACAAATGCCTCATTTCGTGTGATATTACCCACCATATTTCTACAGGGCTTTCCCATACGGTGTTAATATTTATAGCTATTACATTCTTGTCAGGATTAATGCCTGCTTTTGTGGTTGGCGTGGCAAATTTATCTGGTGGTTCATACTTAACCACAGGGGGCTTTAAATTAAGTAATCTGCAATTAAATACAATAACAGATTTAATAACTTCATGGAATGATTTGTTCATAATTTATCTTCTCACTAATTGCTAAGCTACTTCTGCGACATAAACATCCCAGATTTCCCACTCTGCGTTCGCATCATAATCCTCTTCACCATTCTCATCAAGAGGGATACTTTGAATGTACAACACATCATATTCATATGCATGAACTCCTCCCTGTACTAAACCCCAAATTGCTGTGCACCTATCTTTTGAAGTTTCAAACAACTTTCGAGCTTCCTCTAAAGTGTTAAATCTGCCGATAACATTATAAGTATCTCCCAAACAATTGCCTCCACAGTAGCACGCATGGTCAGCAAGCTGTTGTGCGGTGAGGTTATTTTTACGGTTAATGTATTCCCAATTTTCCATTCTTACTTCATATACTTTTTTCATTTTGTGATCCTCCTTTTAAAACTTACAATTTATTACCACCAAATCATAAAGCAAATCTATTCATCACTAATAGCACATGCTTCAATTCCTTTATTGAGCAATTCTTCTTCTAATTTTTTTGAGTTCACCCCAACTCTAATGGGTATAAATTGATATTCGTCATATATTTCATATTGAGGTATAAGCCTAAATTCTGCCTGAATGGAAAAAGAGCCAATATCGTCTGCCGCAGAGTTAAGTATAAGTTTATGCTCAGAACATAAAGCACCAAATTCGTCAAGCGTTATTATTCTACCTATTTGTATTGTTTGAGGATTTCGTGGCACACACTTTAATAATAAGTAATGAATTTTTCGATCAATTTGATAAACACCTTTACTCAATGTGTCAAAATAAGGTATTAAATGCTCTGTTGTGTTACCCCATCCTTTCGTATAATCATAATACCTACTTACAATAAAGCGATCTCCTTGAATTTCAATAATTCTAAGGTTATTGGCACAATCATAGTAAAGACTGTCAATTTTCAAATATCCATTTTTATCAAATTCAAGAATTGTATTATCAATAAACAAATCATACTTGTGTATAAATAAGGTTTCTTCGTCCTTGTGTCGCCTTAACGATAAACACAACATATCCATAGTCTTAGAATCAAGTGATGCCAAAAGTTTTAAATCTGTTTCAAGTGAATTGACATATTGCACCGTTATATGTAACATCTTTGCAAGACGCTCTTGTGTTAGTCCAGCTTTAATTCTCAATTCTTTTAAATTGTTTTTCATTAAAACTCTCCTTATCATTTACATTTAACAATCTATTTACTTCAAAAGAAAACACGATTCTTTGAGCTTATCTATTATTGTTCCTGCATTTGTTTCAACACAACAAAAGTAATAAGCCCCTATTATTGACCACGGTTGTTTATATGCCTCTTTTTCAATTTGCTCATCTGTGATATTAGCACATTCAGCACATTCGAGGCGTTCTTTTTTTATGGTTTTAATCTGCTCTTTATACTCGTTTGCGATTTTGTATCTAAGACTGCGGGCGTAAGCGATTTGCTTTTCTGATACGCCTTTGACCGTAGGTAAATCAAGTTCCTTTTCAAGTTTGTCTGCAAATTTTATAGTTTCGATTTTTCTACATTCTGGGCAAAGTCCTGTATTTTCACACCATGCGATTTTTCGTTCACGCTCCGATGTTTTACCAAAAAGAGTAATCTCGCCTTTATGCCCACACGAGTATATAATGTCATACTTAGCCATTATTCATGCAACCTTTCATTTCCAATCTTTTCTTTTTCGCTCTAAACCTTCTCAAGTTTCGAGCATTACGAGATAATTTATCTAATGCTAAATTGTATTCGCCTTTAGTGTACTCCGAATGTGCATTATATACCTTATCAGAGATCTCTAATTCTTTACAAATTTCTTTTTGAGAATAACCTTGTTTTTTTAAATCCACGATACTGGCAGCCAACTTGTCACCAATATCGACACCTTGACTAATCAATATTTTTCGCACTTTAGTATGTAAAATACCAAATTTTCTGGAAGTTGCGTTAATACTCCCACATTTATCATAATATTCAGGTATTGTCATATGAACTCCACACCATAAAACTTTTTACAAAATTCAGCAATCTCTTTAACAGAATACTTTCTGGGATACATATTTTCCCAACAAGGATTTTCCCAACGATAATCCTGAATGATGTCATGAATAGCGTCATCATGATAAACTTTGTATTCGTTGTGTGTAAAATCACAAAATTCATCTGTCCAAACCTCTCCGTCATCAGTGTCAATCATAAGGTTTCCATAACATTCGTCTGGTGCTTCAAATGTAATAAAATTATAGTTACTAATAGCTGCTTTTAATGTTTCGAGTTTTCCTTTAATCATAATATACCTCCTATATTTTTTACACTTCTCTCTAAAATCTCTCTCTAAAATCGAGGTTTTATTTGCTATCTTCAAACGGTTCTCGGTAGGAATAGTGATTCTCTGTGCAAAAGACACATCCCCACCAGCAATGCTGCTGCCCACAAGGTCGAACACCATAACCATCATAACCTTCATTAAGTTCACAATCATCACATTCATCTTCGCCTGTGATTGTACAATACCCTCCGTTTGGGCAAGGTCTATGTATATATGCATCTCCGTGCTTTCTTTCAGTAAAGACAATCTCGCAATTGTCTGTATCATAAGTTAAAGCAAAATCATCTGTAAAATCTGATTCCTTGTTACCCCAGATTTGCCATTCCTTCACTTCCTCAAATAGCGTCTGCCAATCGCCATTCTTGAAAGTTTTTCGGTCAATTCCATACATCTCCACTGTATATTCATGACCGCTCGCCTTATCAGTGACTGTAAAAATTACAATGCCATTTTTATAATCAATGCAGGCACTACCATTTGATAAATATTTTGGTCTTAATAACATATTGTATCCTCACTATTCTATCATAATATTAACAAGATTTCAAGTGAAACTCGCTAATATTTTATTGTTTTTCACAATGTTAAGCCAATTTATCGGTTGTTTTGCTCTTCTGTCTATGAGCAAACCCTTCCTCAATAACGGCAATAGCGTATTAAGATGGGTTTTGGCTTCGATATATGTTCCAAACGATCCGTAAGGTACATATGTGTCAGCGTCTTTATTATAACCTTCAACACTAAATATGCTCTCTATCTTGTCCACTTTACGCACTCCTTTTAAAATTTTAATTTCTCCTTCTTTATTCGTCTTGCCTTAATTTATGTGCTGTTTTGAAAACTTTAAGATTAGTCCTCAACAATTATTACTGCCTGTCAATAATGCAATCTTGATAGCCTAAGCCTGTTAATGCGAGTGCAAACTGTTCGGGAGCAATTAAAATGTCAATATCTTTTTTAAAGTCATCATCTGTAATAGATATAATAATTTGATTTATATTATTGATATTACGAGAAATAGTTATTTTTGCATTAGTTTTCATTTGTTCACTCCTCCTCACTGTTGTTGCTATTTATACAGGTATATTATAATCCTGTATAAGCTCTAACAATACACAATAACATACACTATTTTTATTATACAGGTCGGTATTGTGCATAGGTGTATAATCATCTGTTTTTAAGCAATCTAAAAACTGCTTAAATGTATCTCTATTAAAATTTCCATTTTAAATATGCAAATAATTAAGTTGAACCATTGCGTTTACAATCATTGTTAAATTACTACATTTTCTAAGATACCTGTCACTTTGATAATGCCTTTGTGTTCCATTTTTATACACAAAAAGATGTGTAATTTCAACTTTGTTGCCAGAAGAAAGAAAATATATTGATATATCTTCATTTAATTCATCTTGGAAAGAAATCTTCCATTCATCAACACCAAGAAAGTTGAGTTTATAATTGTAATAACCTATTTTCAAAAGAAATTCTGGAAAAGAAGGAGAATCATTTTTCTCTTTAGATATTTTTATATCTTTTTTCTTTAACACTTCTTTCATCTGTTCAAAGATAGCAACATTTTTAAAACGATAACTCATAACAAATTTTCCTTTCTTTCATACCCAGCTATTGTAATGATAACTGGGATTTTAATTTCATCATATCATTTTCCGTTATCACATCTTATTTTTCATAATCTTCTATTTTCTTTGCTTCACTATATGTTAAAGCCTTGATATTATCAATATTAAATTCCATTGTAACTTACTCCTTTTTAAAATATCGGTTTTAATAAATGTCTAAATCTTCCTTTATACGATTTACAACATCTTCAAAATCAGACACATTTTCCATCATAAAATCAATAGCATATTCTTCTGTACCATCTGAAATTGTTATTGTTATAAGTTTATCCTCTATCCAATCGCTTTCCCAATCTTCGTCTATAAAAGAATCCCAACTATTATATTCTGTTTCAAGTTCTGGAGAAGTTTTAATACAATTAACAACTTCTGTGATTAACATTTCCAAATGCTCTTCATAATTACAATCAGAGTCTTTCATTTTATCAATTATTTTCTTAACTTTTGCACCAGCCATTGTCCACAGATAATGAGCAGGTTTATTACAAGTTTCTTTTCCGTACCCTTTGTTAATCATATCTCCGTCATTATAATATCTGTTATAAATGCGTGCGGTAGCCCTTAATAGTTCCCCAGCAACAGTATATGCTTTTCCTTCTTGTGGCACATATTTAATATAAAGTACATCAAAGGTTATTTTATCTCTGTTTGACATATTTCATTCCTCCTTCTTTATGCACACTTCAGCCACTGAGAATAAATGTAATCATAATCTACTCCCATAATATCCGCTAGTTTGTGAAAACATCTTTCTCGCACAAGACTATCTCCACCATTGTTAATAAACATCTCTGCATAAATATCTTTATATGCATCCAATGCGTAAAACAAGTCGTTAAAAGTAAAATTTGGATTTATTTCCGTATAATAATCATCTGTCGGATATGCTGTGTGATACCATTCTCTAATATTAGAATCTGCGTTAAATTCAAGTAAATTTAAAGTGTTCATTTTTTATTACCTCCTTAGTCGCTATATGCATCAATCAAAAACAATAATTTATCTACAGAACAATTAAACAAGTCAGCAAAAGCTTCTAAAATAATATTTTCCGCTTTCTCGTCATCACGATGCCTATTCAATAAGTCGTTGCACACTCCAATAGCGTCATCTACATCAAGACTTATTTTCTCTTTAAATTCACCATAGTCCATTACTTTCTCTCCTTAATTTCTTAATATTCAAATCATTATTATATAATTAATGCCATCTAAATCCATCTGAACCTTACAGTCTTGTTTCTTAAACCAATTTGCAACTTCTGGTGAGATTGTTCTCCCTACACCTAATTGCACCAAATCGTGCCAAATATATGGTATAGTTTCATATTGTACTAAAGTTAATTTATTTTTTCTCATATCCACAGCATTATCAATTGATTTCCATTTTATAAAGATTGCTTCTGTTTTTTTATTGGCTCTATACTTTTTGCCGTCATACCATTTATATAACATTTTTACACCTCATTTATGAATATAACTATTAAACAATCTTAAAAGTAATTACTTACAAATACACTTTACGCAACTCCATATCTGATAATCCGATTGTTCCATCAAGAAGATTGTATAACATATTATATTGCTCATTCTCATTAGTAGCATTGTTTGAAACGAAATCAAGAATATTACTAATCAGTCGATAACTCTCACCAGTTATATTGAAGTTTTCTTCAATGTATAACAAAAACTCTGATTTATTCATTTATATTTCTCCTTAAAAGTGCCGTTTTAGTCTTTTCTGAATATATTGTTGTTTCTTTATGATACTTTTTGATCTCCCCATCTTATTACATAACCTTCTTCCGTTTTTTCTTTATACATGAGGTTCTGCAACATATTACTATCCACTCCAAAACGCTCATATAATTCATCGTCTGTCAAATCCTGATCCTTCATAAACAGATTTAATTTGTCTTTTACAAGAATCATTTTTAACAGATTACTTTCAATACTATTCTCATAAGTTACAAAATACACTTGCTTGAATTCCGTTGAAGTATAACGAATAAAGCGGAAATAATACTGACTCATGCTGGAGTTGTTCCAGTGCAATTCTGGAATAATACACTTATTCACAAAATCAATATTCATACTTGCAGATAAGCTCTGCTGTGTGCTTATCAGAATTCCGTTTGTTGTTTCTTTTAACTCTTTGACAATTTTCTTTCTCTGTTGCAATGTAGTTTCATTTCCAGTAATCACAAATACAGGTCTGCCCGGAAATGCTTTTCTGATTTCCTTTGCATATGCATTTACTACTGAAATATGACGCACACCAATAGCAACTCTTTCATCAGAAAATTCGTCTAAAAGTGATAATACAGTTTTGAATTTTTCCGGCATTATCGACTGATTGTACTCTCTCAACATCTGAGGCGCAGCGCAAATCTTCAAAAGTGCAAGCAACTGATTCAAAATTTTCAACATTGCATCTTTCCGACTGTTCCCAGTTTTCGCAAACAGATATTCCATTTTATAAAACTCATCCAATGCAACCTTATACAGACATTTCTCTTCTTCTCCCATTTTACAAGCAATCTGTATAATCTCATAAAGCTGTTTGCCAGTAATTTCTTCAAATGTGCGTGTGATAATCGTCTTATCAATCATCTGTTTCAAAATGTCTGCATTAAGAATATCTTGTGTGAACTGAGATACACCAAATACAGTGATTTTCTCTGGAATATGACTCGCTGCAAATAACTTACTACCCTTACGATATGCTGGATATGGCTGTAAATAATATTTATTTATCCGGTTTTCCAGTTCTCCATCTTTGTTGCGTTCCATAATATACTCACATTCAGACAGCATATTGATAGAATTGTTGTACAATAATTCAAACTGAGGATAAATTTCAGTGATATTATTCCTTGTGCTTGTACCCGTCATCAGTGTTTTATACCTCAACCGGCGAAAAGCATTTAATACGGCTTTTGTCCGTTTACTGTCCTGATTACTCATATTATCCGATTCGTCAAAAATCAAAACGGCTTTCTGGCAGATTGATTTTACATATCGTTTGATGAATTTATGATATTTACACATCATATTTAAAGTGATAATTACAAATTGACCTTCTTTGATATTTTGAATATCTGCAAGGCTTCCAATCATAACAAAATCAATACCGTACTGAGCCAACACATCCTGCCAATTGTTCTTGATTGAGATTGCCGTACTCACAATAAATACATTTTTCACATGATCGTGCTGCAAACGATATTTACCTATTGCAATTCCGGCGAATGTTTTACCGCTTCCCTGTTCCCACTGTATGAAGCTATATGGTTTCTGAATAAACAGATTCAGATCCGCTTTCTGAGCATCATTCAGCTTTATAGTTCTTTCATCATCCGTCAATGTGAACTCATCAAGCCACTTTGCTATTTTTTTGTTTGGTTGCATTTCAGAAAATGGCATATTCTGGATATCATACATCTTTCGCTTTTTATTCACAATCTTATCAATCCATTTTGACTGAAAATGCCCCATTGAAAAGCCTTTCAACACAACATCATTTATAGATGTAAAATCGCCATTATACTCAAATGTATAATTGTTTTTAATAATTCTACCAGTTCTATCAAGTCTTGGATTCTGTGAACATAACGCCATTTTTAAATGCTTAATAACATCTTTCGGCTTGATTTTAAGTTGTTCCCATTCGTCCCATTTGATATGATCCGGTTTTTTCTGTGTCTTATATTTATTGACATATTCACAACATTCTGCATACTGGCTGCATGTTTTCGGATTTCGTTTAATATCATACAGAAGTTTCTCAACCTTAAAATTCCACGCTTCATCGTCTTTACTATTTCTTACGGTTTCCAGAAAAATCTTGTTTTTAATCTGTTCTCTTTCTTCTGTAATAGGCTTTAAATACTGCTCCCATACTTCATCGGAAGTAACGCCGGAAAGCATCTCAGTACTATATGAAACTTCTTTCGTATATTCAGATTTTTTCTGAAAGAACACAATTTTAGTCTTGTAGTTCTCAACACCCAAATGCTTAAAAGTATTCTTGTCAAGTTCCACTTGACAAATGAAATTGAAATGTTCATTTATTCCGTCAATCATGCCACCATCAGAGAAATCATCGGCACAAAACGACATAGGCACGATGATAGCCATAATTCCGGCTGGTTTTAACAGTTCCGCAGCTTTCAGACAATAATAATATTCTGATAAATAGCTTGTATCATCTTTTCCCCATCTCAGATTATATGGTGGATTTCCCAAAACATAATCAAATGTAACTTTCGGTTCATAAAAACGAATATCTGTATTTTCCAGTTTTGCATCTGGATAAAGATATTTTGCTACTCTGTACGGCTTCCCATCCAATTCACAACCGTAGAAATTCGATTCAACCGGCGCACAACTGATAAATGAACCATGTCCGCAAGTAAGATCTGCTACTAAATCAGTATTTGAAATATGCAAACAATTATAAATCCATTCAACCAGCTTATAAGGTGTAAAGAACTGCCCTTGCTCAATGTCGGCTTTCGCTCTCTGGTAATCATAGTAACTATCATAGTTAGCAAACTCTAAACCATGAAGCCCACCTAATCCAGTATATGCATTGAAAATATCATCTTTTGAAATACCTGTTTCCGCTTCTGGTAGATCATTATTCACAATATATTCAATTTTTGTATTGATATCTCCCCTCATTTCTTGTGGGATTACTTCATTTGTACATTTATACTTCATGACTTGTATATCTCCATTCGATTACATTTATTATCGTGCATATTATCCCTCCTAAACAAGTGTATAACCACACCATTCTCTTACGAATTTACGGCAAAATTCTGCATCTGTAAAAGTAACATCAACTCTTCCGTTCTTAAAAAACTTGATATGCTTAACGCCGACCTCTGGTGCTGAAAATCCATTCTGAAAATCTTCATCTTCAAGTCTTAAAGAATAAGAATCATACAAATGACTTAATGAATGAACACGCAACCTTTCTCCATATGTATTAAACGCCAACGCATCAATAAAAGTCCGCAACCATTCCATACTATGAAAAGTATAATAATCATAATATGTTTCTTTGCTGCAATAACCACCCGTATACGTGAATTTATTCCCTTTTACCTTGATTTTCCATGTATCGTGATAGCCGTTATAGCATTTTTCTTTTAGCTTATCTTTAATTTCTTTGATAGCTTTTTCTTCAAAACTCATACCGCCTAATTGGTCAAAAATCTTATCAAGCACTACATGGTAGTCAATGAAGTCAACAACAAGCTCTTTGATGGGTTCTGAGTCAGTGTATCTGTAATATTCTCTATCCAGATCATATCTATCAAAATTATTTTCAAGTTGCACATTATACTTCTTTGAAAAGTAACTGAAAATACCACTTATATAACTATTTTGAACATCAGAAAGCGATTTTGGGACACCAAAATTCCCGACTAAAAAAGAATACTTGTAATTTTTGCGGTCTTCTTCTGAATATGATTCATTTTCTGTCTTATAGATATCATAAACAGACTTGTAAACTGCAATCGCTCGTTTATATAATTCCTCTCTGTGAATCAACCATGCTTGATCTTCATGGTTGATTCTATCAGATTTCTTAATTTGAAAGTTTCCGAATTTATCTGTAATTCCCATTTTGTAACTCTCCATTTATTTATTCTCCTTTATGTTCTTAATATTTTTAACCTGCACGATGTATCTTTTTTCTTTAAAATACAGGCTTGTATGTATTGATAATTGGCTTAATTTCGTGTTCTGCGAAATAATTCAAAACAACATCATATTGTTTTCTGTCGCAGGACGAATATTTTGATCTTTTTATAAAGATAGAACCATCTGTTCTGGCATCTTCTTCCCAGAATAAACTTTCGGGAATGTCCAACCATCCGTTGTAGATGATTACATTATTGTACAAGTATGTATAATAATCTTTGCTTTTATCTTTTGGTCTGAATGTCATTTCTACAGCATCTGTATATTGAGCATATTTGCTATTTTCGTAGCTTTTAAATACTGCTTTTGTTTCATTAATGCCGCCAAATGCACCCATTCTAACAATTGTAATCCTCTGACCACCTGTCAGATTAGCATCTGCAAATTGCTGTTGCATTCCGTCTGGCTCTGTTAATACTTTATACATAACATTTTTAAGGTTTCCACCTTCAATCGCTCTGACAACGCCAACTGAAAATTTAAAATTATTATCAATAATCCATTTTGTAATTGTTTTTTTATAGTCTGCAAAATGTTCAGTCTGCCACATACCTTCCCATTTATTTTTTGCGATAATCTCCGCACTGGCATCTTCAAGCTCATCAGCAAGTTTTTTATATTCATAATATTCTTCGTTTGATATGCCTGTATCACCTCTGTAGTCATCAACAATCTTTGTTGAGTCATCAATCAAATATACATATCTTGCGTAACCATAGCCCTGCGCATCAATAACCATTTTAAGCTTATTGTCACAATACACCGCAACACAACCTACAGAATAGAATTCTACGCTTTCTTTTTCTTCTATGGTCATCTGGCGATAATCTTCCCAACCGTTAATGCGGTTATCGTCTGTATTTGTTCCACCTGTGCCGGCAATGAATGTAAAATCTGACAGAAGCATTTTACTGAACAATTCATAGTCATCAGAATTGAGATGTACTTCTTTTGATACTTTACAAATGTGCCTTGTATATTCCTTTTCGTTATAATCTGCTATACTATTTAATTTGCTTGTGCCTGTATTAACACAATTCAAAACAGTATAATCAACCGTTTTAATCTCTGCGTTCTTTTCAATTCTGTGGATTTTTCCTCTGCGTTCTGCTTCTGCTTTTTCATACTCCGCCTGCCTGATTTTATTTTCTTCAACAGCTTTTTTAATTCGTTCTTCTTCCTGCTTCTTCTGTTCGGCATCAAACTCTGATTTTTTTGCAAGAAAATCTGTTTCAAGCTCTGTTTCGTTCGGCTTACATTCACGCTGATTATAGTTGTAATTTACAATGTCATTTTTATAAACGCCGTAAAAATTGACATCAAAATAATCTGTCATGCTGTCGCTATTGTCATAATTCCAGCTCTGTGCATATGTATAGGCATAATTAACAATAGCCTTCAAAGCCTCTGAATCCCGTGAAAATGGGCTTTCAAGCAATTTAACACAAATACTGTTGCAATCACTCGTAACCGACCATTTGCACATTGAAAACCTGTTCCGTAAATGCTTGCGAATATTGCAAGCAATTTCTTTTGTGTTGGTTAAGTGGGTTTTACCGTAATTATCTTCAATTTCTTCTGTGCGTGTTAAAGACCATAAGTCAATGTTAGATTCTGTTTTTGGCTTATACTCAAAACTGCCTTCCGATTCTGAAATTTGATTAGCAAGAGCAACCGTTTCATCGTTTTGCTTTGCGTACCACATCCGTTGTTTTCCACTCCAACGAAATCCCGCTTCTTTAATCGCAGTAATAATATCTATATTCGGCTTTGTATCAAAGCGCAATTCAATACCGTTCTTCTCTGTATTTAATGTAATGCATACATTGTTTATATATTCTATTTTCATTTTAATTTCTCCTCTTGCCCGTTAAACCGATAGCTCAGCTTTAAATTAATGAAAAAGTGTATGATATTCTATAAGCGATGGTTTTATAACATCAATTATTTCATCTAATTCATTTTTAGATAAAATATTCATAAATTTTTTTGCAGAATCATTAAGATAACTAGATATCTTAATTTCATAATCTGATAATTCAACTGTATCAGATGCGGTTTCCCAGTTGTTAAATAGGATATCGTACAGTGCTATTGTATTTAGTTCATCTCTTGTATAATTTTTGGTGTCGATTAACTGCTTCTCGACTAATCCGCTATTCGGATTTTTAAAAGTAGCGTATATTTTCATAACTGATTCCACCTTTTAAAATTCTTCTTTTAAAATCTCTTTAAAGTTATAAAACTAATATGGGGTTTTTATAATTTTCAAAATCTTTAAACATTTCTGAGTCTGTTATTTCCCATATTTTATAGGTAATGTGCGATACATTGTGATAGATTTCGTGCTTTCCGATATGATATTCACGCAAAATTTTAACTACACTTGATAATCTTTTGTAGTTAAAAAATCCTTGACCTGAGCCAGTCCCTAAAATTTCTGAGCCGTTAGGTCTAAAACAACCTACATAATACATAAATTTTTAACCTCCGTTTCTATCACCAACCCATTTAATCAAACCCTGCAATGTGTTTTGCTGTGTCTTAATACGATTTTCTAAACTCTGTACAACTTTTCTAACATCATCCACATTTTCGGAATAGAAGTACCCATTACGGTTTGAACAAATCGGTTCGCCCTTTGCTCGCAATCTTTGAATTTCTTTTCTTATCGTTGATGACTCCGTGTTAAATGTTTTAGCCAAATTATGACCACTAATAGGAGTTGAGCGTTTTTGAAGATATTTTAATAAATCCATCTCAAAACTCCTTTGTGAATTTTCCACCACAACGCTTACATATATACTTGGAGTAATGCTGTGTAAATTTACTATCTCTTGTTCGAGTAACAACCGTACCGCAATTATTGCAAATGAATTTGTGTTTTATTGGCATAATTTCACTCAAACCTAAACTCTGTTGTGAATTTAAACGAGATACATTCAAGTTATATTTGGTGTTAATTATGTCAGCATATCGTTTCCACTGTTTTCCGTGATTAAAACAATTCTCACAAGTATGTAATATTTCGTGAATCAAGGTTTGGATTAAGGATACTTCCGGAACATCATCACGAAGCAACATTGCGTTAATTTGAATAATGAAGTAGTCTGTTTTATACCACCAATCTGCTGATCGTCTTTTACATTCTCCCCAACAGGTTTTTAATCTGTTATTAGCCTCAAAACCATCTATATATCCATATTCAATGTTTGCATCTTCAACCATCTTTAAAGCTTTGTTTGCAAATGACCGTAAATCACGCATTTTGATTAACCTCCAATCGTTACCAAAAATTTACAAAACAAGAAAAAGCAGTAGTGAGCTACTGTGAATACTACTGCTGCCCCTGTTAATGTTATAAAAAATTCTAACCGTTGTACTTTGCGTTTCTGCTTGGCACGCATCGCCTTGTGTCGTGTCATCTATTATCACCTCTAAAAAATCTGATTTTCGTCAAACTTACAAGCAATCCCATTTTTGTCATAAGCTCTGACATTTGGCATATGTGTGAGACTGTCTGTTTCATAATCGTACCCATATTTAGTTAAACAATTGGCTTCGATTTCTGTCACAAACTTACCGCTTTCACGACAAAGTGCTAAAGCCTCTGTTGCCAAAGAGTCGAACGGATGCATGAGCACTAACTCTCCCATCCAATCGATTCTATCGTCAACATTTACCTGACGATATTCTTTATTCCGCAAAATTATTGCTTTGGCATCTTCTTCCCAGTTTGGATGCTTGCGCAAAAGGTTAAACAGTTTAGATTTGTTGCTAAGCCACACATCAACATTTGCACCTATACCTTCTTCTATTATTATTCCTCCAAATTCTTCAAAATTAAAAGGCGGCAATAGTTTTCTAATGCCCCCTCTGAATGTGCTATTTTTTCCTTCAACTGTTTGCGTATGTTCGGAGTAACTGTTACTCCAAAGTCACGCAATAAACGGATTTTTTCATCCGTCAGCGTTTGTATGGATCGAACATAATTTCGCACTTCATTTTCACCTTCTTTCAGCGAGGCATATTGTATACCTCTGTACTGCCGTTGTAAGTGACGGCAATTTGGTTGTCGCTATAATAATCAATTTCAAGCGACTGCATGATGCTCATTCTCTGAATGAGTAGAGCAATTACAATCCCTACGATAAAACAGAGTATTGCAAGTGCGATTTTGCGTGTTTTTGTCATAATGTCACCTCTTATGTAATTAGGGTTTTTCGCCCGTTTTTTGCTTTTTGGCAATGGGCTAGGGCTGATAGGCTCAACCCTTCAGAAGCCTTTATTACTCTTTTTTGAATGCCTTGCTTTTACTTACAAGGCTATATGTTCCGTCACTTGCACGCACCTTTACGGCGTCGCAAATGAGCTGTTCGAGTTTGGAGTCAGTGATACATTTTACTGTACCGTCTTTTGCTTTTGTAAAGCCTGACATAATGTAATTTACATCGGCTTTATACATTTTAATGCTCATAGTTGGAAACATCCACTTTACAAGCGTATTCAATGCAATTTCAAGTTTATTGTTGCTGACCAAAGTCAGCTTGAAATCAGCAAACGCTGACTTTTCGATATCTTCTTTTGCGGCGATTTTGCCGTTAAATTTTGCGTCAATATCGGCGTTGATTTTACGCACGCACATGGCGTTGTACAACTCCAAGGCGTAAGCATAATGCGCATCGGTCAATGGTTTATTGAATTTTTTTCTGTACGCCTTGCAGAGATTTGAAAAACCGATTACAGATGTAGATAACTGTAATTCATATTTACCGTCAATGTTTGCAAGTGTTCTTGTAAAACAATAACATCTCCGTGACGACATCACGAATGTTTCAGCCGCCTTCTCGCCTACGCTGATTGCGTTTTCGATAGCTGTAGCTTTAAAAGCAGCGTTAGCTTCTTTAATGTCTTGCTCAATTACGGCGATTGCATTCGCTACGGTTGTAGTGTCGGCGTTAAGTGCGTTGAGTTCGTCGATCTTTTTGCATAACTCAGGTGTTGAGGCTTTAAGTGCCCCTAAGATTTTTGTGATTTTTTCTGTTTTCATAATAATAACCTCCGTTATTTTTATTAGCTTTTGTGCCGTTTAGATTATTCACACCGCTCCAACAAGAAGCGTGCGGCTTCATTTTTGCCCATAATCCGGACGCGAGGCGTCCAGCTTATGGAATATTCTTGCGCAAGGTACAACTCAATGCCCTGCACACCTTTTATATCAACATGCGGAAGATTGTTATTATCTTCCCACTTATTACATACCCTTTCGGTGTGCTTCATTAAGCCTTTATAAAGGCTTAAAATCTCCCTGCCGCTACCTATATACACCGTTTCAGTGTACATTGTTTCAGATGGACTCATTTCGTTAACATTAAACCTTTTCATAATTATTTTCCTCCTTATCAATCTCAATATTTCGGATAAATATTAGGATTGAAATAATAGCATAAACAACTGTTAAACTATTCATACAATAGTTGATAAGCAGATTGTCAATTGTTATTGATAAAACAATTCCTATAATTGTTGTTATTGTCGCCATAATTGCGAGTATAGCAAGTTTTTTAATTACTTTTTTCATTTTTTGTACCTCCGCTATTTTTTTATTTTTCGCTTGTTTTGTTTTGAGTTTAAAAACTCAATCGGACGCACTATATGCGATGATATGGTACGCCCTATCAATTTTTAAACTGCACGCTAACATTTAACAGTAGTTCTTCGCGGACTGCAAGCGGGACAAGTCGACCGCCCTCCCTATAGCCGACCTCCCCGGCTTGCTTATGCTTTAAGTGTTAGGGTACACTTCTCCCATCAACCCATGAGAGTATGTTTTATGCAAAAAAAATCTATGAAATTCCGTTTTTTGGTGTAAACACCGGCGGAGTGGTAAAGCTGTAAACAGCATATACTTATAGCATAGATTTTATCGATTTGTCAAGGTGCAGTCCGAGCCTCCCTTTGTTTTGCGTTTATCGCCTGTTTTGTTTTTGCCGTTAATTTAAAGCCCCGTAGTCTTGCTGACTACGGTTTTAATTATAGCATCTACTTTTTTTGAAAATCAAGTCCGGAAAGATAGCAGGCGTTCCCGTGGGTTCGTTCCTTTTTTGATTTTCTGTACCATTATTATAACACAAGATTTCAGGTTATAATTCCGTAAAAGAAATAAACGAAATTTTTTTGAAATTTTTTTATAATTCCTTAAAAGAATATTATTATAATTCTTTAAAAGAAAATAGTCAATTTCCTGTTTTGATCAAAAAAGCAATTCAGGAGCCGCCCGACAGGGGGGTATTTTACATTAGTACATATGTTCGACATTCCACCCAGAAGACTTGTAGTTCCTCCTACACTTCTTACCCCTCAATAATTACGATCCTGTCATTTTTCTGTAACCTTTTCATCAGATTTCAGGTAAAATATTATTCTAAAAAATACCTATTTTACCTATTGCAATTCCCCCCGAAGTGTGATACAATATAATCAAAGGGAGGAACGAAAAATGCAAAAAGTTACGATAAATCCTATGATTATAGCACTTTTACAGTCAAAATCTGAAAAAAATGACACAAATCTTGAAAAAACTGAAACTGGTTCATTTCGACCGAAGAGCAACAAAGCAAAGGTTCGTCATGACTCCAAAAGAGGAAAATCTGGAGCAGCAAATGCGATCAAAGATGACGCTGACATTAAAAAAGCGGAAGATTTTTTTCTCAACCAACCACAGAGATATTGGAACAGTAAACTCAATGTTCGCAACTATTTACTGTTCATTATTGGTTTGAATTGTGGTCGTAGAATTAGTGATATTATCAAATTCAAATTTGGCGATTTTTTGAATAAATACCACCAATTTAAGGATTATGTTGAAATAAAAGAACAAAAAACAGGTAAAATAGCCAAATTTTACATTAATCAAGCAATTCGTAATGCTATGGGTTTATACCTTGATTCTATAGGTGAATATGACTTAAATGATTATATATTTCCGAGCCGTAGTAAACAGTACAATGGTATCGAATGTTCTGGTTATATAAGTATTCGTAGGGCAAACGAAATTTACAATCAAATGGGCGAGGAAATCGGTCTTGCACAAAAAGGTTACAGAATCAGTACACATACCGCAAGAAAGACCGCAGCATACAAAATGATTGAACAAAATCCTAATGATATTCGTACTCTAATTTCAGTACAAAAATTCTTAAATCATTCGTCATTTGCACAAACTTTAGCATATGCAGACATACAGCAAGAAGAAATTGACTCTATAGTAAAAAACCTCAACCTTTGATTTCTATGGTAAAAATTAATATATGTGAGGCATTGCAAATGACTCACAACGAACACCGAGTACGGCAGTATGAGGTTTCGTTTCTACCATATAGATAGATTCATTTATATCTAACCTTACAGGTATACATACTCAGTATTTATATCTTAAGGTATAATTAAATTATATATATAATTATTACAGGTATAAATACTCAAATTTATATCTATTAGATATTAATATCTTATGTATTTATACCTATTTTTGTTATGTATATTTATATATATAAGTATGAATATTCTATTACATAACAAAAATATATAATATAATTAAATAAATATTTTTTAATATATATATATAATACGCAAAAATTTTGAAAATCCCTTTATTTTTTGAAAAATTTTTTGGAGAAATTTTTATGGCTAAAATTTATGACTCTGTTTTGTTAAGAAACAGTATCTTATACAAAAGAAGTTTATCAGAAAATGCTATTATGACATACATTGCGTTAATGATACTTCGTAGTTCTCGTACCGAAGGCTTTCTGGTAATAACTTCCCGCATATTATATCACGCTTTATTTCAGGATGACCAAATAGACAAAAAACAATCGAAGAAGCTTATCGATGGTCTGAATGAGTTGTCAGAAAAAACTGTAGTTCGGTGTCAACAATCTCAATACGGTAAGCACTATCTTGTTGATATCAACTCGTTGAATCTGCCTCACAATGAGAAGCGATACACTAAAAACAGTAGTTTTACCACTTTGGATTTGCGTCATTTACGCCGTATTGCTACAATTCCCAACATTACAACTTTTAAGTTAATTCGCTATTACATATTCATAATGAGTGTAATGAATCCGTTTTTGATTGAAAATAAGAAACGAATAAAAATCGGCAGTATGTGTTTAGAATCTATAGCACAGTGTAATGGAATTAGTCCCAAGACTGCTCGTGAGTATAATCATATCCTTACGCAAGACTTAAGGTTACTGTACATAGCTAAAAAGAGAACTAAGCAAAACGATGAACTCTCCCCTATGTTTTATTCTCTATACAAAGACAGATTCCTGTTGGATTATGTGTTAGAAAAATACTATCGAGAGTTAGTCCCCCTCAAGGTGCATATAATTAACGAAAATCGAGCCTATGCGATGAAATACTACTTGCTGTCACAAGGTTATGAATTTGATTTAGAAAGCGTAGATGACATTTACAGGTACTATTACGCACGCAATCAATTAATACACGAACAATTACTGGATACCTCCTTAAAACAGAGAGAACGGTTGGCACTCAAGAAACAACTGCGAGATTTGAAATTGTTTATTCCCTACGGTTACGCAGTGTAAGCATCGGTTGGGTTGGGTGGGATGATGCTGACAATAGGAGGGAAACAGTGGACGAAGAAAAATATATTGTCATTGGTCAAGACGAATTCATCGAAGAATGGAATGAGTATCTCGGATACCATAACTCAGATGAATGGTTTTTAGATCCAATGTAACAGAAAGGAGAGTTTGTTATTTCAAACGAAAACGCTGTCTACATTCTAACTGTAGAAGCAAAGGATTTATACAACGCTATGCTTATAGATCCTGAAAACGGTTATTCCATTCGTAATCGTGATAACAACATTACTGTAAACAAGTTTGTTAACACCTTAGACTATTCTCTCGATAGTATGAAGGTAGCAGAGACTTACGAAAAAGTTTACAGAAAGAAAGATTTCCAATTAGTGGTAGGTAATAAACATTGCACACAGAATGTGGTAAATGTAAAATACAACTACTCTTATAAGGAATTCAACAAGGTGCAAAAAAACACCTATGTAAAAGCTGGGCATACATATTACGATTGTGATATTAACGATTGTCTCGGCTTTCAGGATGAAGAACTGATTGTAGTACAAACAGAAAAACCTGTTTATTCCCCATGCTATAATCTCAATTCAGACTATTTTTACTACGACGAAACCGACAAAATGTATCACGCCAAGAATATCCCCACCATCATGGACACCTCTCAATTGAGAGAATATTCCTACCTTAATGGTTTCAAGTGTGACGGTAAGGATTTTGTCAGGTATAAAAGAAGCGGCGGTAGTAGCCGAGTTGGCAAATGCCTCTTTGTAAACAAACCTTTGTCAAAAAGGATGCAAAAATGGGATAAGTGTGGGCTTTCAGTTAAGGAAGGCGACTCAATAGACCTTGCAGCTTATGAAGCATATATCGCCCTGCCGATGAGCAGCATCATAGATACAGTGGAAATACTCCCCGAAAACATACTTATCATTGATGACTATAACAGCAAATTTAAAGACGAGGTATTAGCTGTAGAGGTTTCAGATAATAAACTTGTTTCTCAACCCAAAACCATCGACATCGAAAACAATGTTTGGGATGGTCAATCTTTAGGTGATGTAAGTTTATTTGGTAAATACAAAAACAAAGGTATGCTGTTACTTCGTAATCAATTTTTTAAAACTTGTATGTTCAATACGAATTTACAACAATGGTTTGCTGACAACAATATCACTGATGTTTCTCAATTGAATGGTTTCACATTGGCTCAATCTATAAAGGACATTAAGCTTGTCACTACTCCAAGCAGTATAAAATATTTGAAGTTTGGAACTCTCGAACAGTGGTTAAAAAATGTAGATTGTACTTTTGGCGTTGTAAAATACGAAAAACCTACGCATTTTTTTGATGGTCGTATGGTTCAGACTCATTATCAATTGTTAAATACCTTGCAACTCAGTTATGGCGAAGTTGAAGAATTGCTCTCACAGTCTTTAGATTATATTGACACCATAAGAAACGATGTTGATGTTTTACGATACCATATAAAATACCCCTTTTCAGGTATGGATGATGCTCCCCTTTTGTCCAAAAATGAAATTGTATTTAAAATGCTTGGTATCAATAATGATTTCAGTAAAACGAAGTTATATTACGATTTCCGTGCTGATTTGATTAAAAGTCTTGTAGAACAACTAAGAGATGGAAGAATACTGGTACACGGCAATTACTCTACTTTGTTCGGCAATGGCATAGAAATGTTGAAACACACAATTTACCAATTTGACGGTACAACTGAACTTCAAGGAAACGAAATACATTCCACGAAGTTTACATACGGTCAAACCATATTGGGAAGTCGTTCCCCGCACATAACTATGGGTAATATCGCATTATTAAGCAACAAACGCAGTGATATGTATGACAGATATTTTAATCTTACAAACGAAATCGTGTGCGTAAACAGTTGTGGTTCAAATATTTTACAAAGATTGAATGGTTCAGACTTTGACTCAGACACTTTGTTGTTGACTGACAACCAAATTCTGCTTGATGCAGCCCAAAAAAATTACAACCGCTTTTTAGTTCCTACAAATTTAGTACAAGCAACAAAAACAAAACGCTACTATACCGTAGCACATCAGGTTGACCTCGATATCAAAACAAGTGAAAATCTGATTGGAGAGATTGTAAACTTATCGCAATTGCTCAATTCGGTTTTTTGGGACAAATACAATAGAGGCGAAACTCTCGATGAACTAATGGATTTGTATTACGATATTTGTAAGCTTGCTGTATTGAGCGGTATAGAGATCGATAAAGCGAAAAAAGAATTCCCTATTGATTCAGCATACGAAATTAAAGCACTCAAAACAAAGTATCAAATCACTAAAACTAATTCAAAAGGCATAAAACAGTCCGTAAAGCCATTCTTTTTCAAAAGAATCACTTTAAATAATGGATACAAGTTGAATCACAAGACACATTATCAATATTTTGACACAACAATGGATTATTTGCAGAGAATTATTAATCTGTACCGTAAGAGGTGTCAGAAAAGAAAGAAGAATGTCAACAATACCTTTCTCCCCTTTGTTGATATTTTAAAATCCCCAAACATTAGCAAAAGGTCGATAGATAAGCATAAGGCTTATTATTACGAACAAAGAGATCGGATTATAAATCTTGTTCGTGAAACTCGTAGTAATGTACAGAAATTGTATATCGACTATAACTTAAAATCAAAAGACGAAAAGTTAATTATACGCAAGCAGGTGGCAGAAGAAAAACAAAACTGTATTGATTACATTAACAATCTGGTATCCAGCGAAGTCACTATGTACTTGCTACTCCAAAGTATTTCAGAAAATCCAAACCAACCCATTTCAAGGTTTGTGTTTGAAATTCTATTTGGTTCTCCCAACAAAACATTTTTCACAATGATAAAAAATAGTCAAGAAAATTTGTATAAGTTAAAAGAAGATAAATTCGGTAATATCAAGTTATATGATTACCTTTACTTAAAAGATAAATGTCAATAAAGACATAGGAATTGTCTCACTAAAAGTGGGGCAATTCTTTTTTATGCAAAAACTTACAATTTTTAGGGGTTTCATTGTGACACTTGGAACGGAAAATGGCTTAAACAAGCCATTTTTTTCTTAATTTTGTCTGTGGTATATGGAGAGGAATAGAAAAATACTCTCACAAATAAGAAAAAGGATGATTTTAAGATTGATCAAAATTACAAAAACAGAAGCTGAAGCTTTGCGAAAAAGATATCCCGACACATTTATTGTCGTGGTAGGTAAGTTCGCACCTGCTCGAAAAAAGAGTAGATATGTAGAAGAGACTCGCAAAGTCAAGAATTTCATCAACGGTATGAGAAAAGTTTCAAGTAAGGAGGCTTTTGTTTATGGCAAGTAAAATTAGTAGACAGTATACTGCATCAATACAGGGCGTTGTAAATATTCAGAATAATGCAATTAAAATTCAGGTTGAAGGAAAACCTGAACCTATTGATTTCAAGAAATTTATAGAAGATTTCAATGATATATCTGTTAAAATTTCTATTGTTTGCCACAAAGACTATTAAGGGGTACGCCAATGGATATTTTAAGACAGCCAACTGATACTTATGTGACATATCTTAAGCGTATTGTGAACTATGTTACAGCAGGTATTATTGATTACAGTACAATGGGAAATTGTCTGTTAGGAGAACAAAACAATTACAGTTCTGAAAATTTAAGAAAAGCTTATTATGTCTTAAAAGTGATTATTGACAAATTAGATAATGATGTATCCGTAACAGAATCTGCAATACTCACAGAAATTGAAAAGCAAAAAGAAGAATTGTTTAAAGAAATTGTAAAGAATCAAGATAAGCAGCGTGAAATTCGTAATGATTTGCGTAAAATGGCTCGCTATGAAAACTTAGAACAAGTGTTATCCGATAAATTAAAGTCCGTTCAGCCCAAGTGCATTGTTCGCAATATCGACTATAATCCAAATGAAGATACAGAAGCCTCTCTGCTTATTTCAGATATTCATTATGGTATTGTATTTAAAAATGCAGTCAATGAATACAACTGTCAAGTAGCGGAATCAAGATTAAACATGCTATTAGATAAGACTATACGGTATTGCAAAAAGAACAAAGTGTGTAAATTGAATGTTGAAATTCTTGGCGATTTGGTATCAGGTATAATCCATGTAGGTAATAGAGTGGCACAAGAAGAAGACATTATATCGCAGATAATTGCAGTATCGTCTTTACTTACATCGTTTATCAACACATTGAGTGTACACATTCCAAATGTTAATGTATATTGTGTTTTTGGTAATCATGCTCGTGTAATACCCTCAAAACAAGATTCCCTAAATTGTGAGAATTTTGAAAGATTGATATATAAATATATTTCGATGGGTGTATCTAAATGTGTGTCGGTACATACAGCTAATGAAGCAGATTTTCTCACATATAACGCTTGTGGTAAAAGGATATTGCTAACACACGGAGATAAGGATACTATCTCTAATTCTGTAGAACATTACACAAATATTCTTGGTTATAAACCAGATGAGATACATATGGGGCATTATCATAGTTATCAGTGTTGTGATAACAGTAATTCAGACATTATAGTCAATGGAAGTGTAGTTGGCACAGACGACTATGCTTTATCGATTAGAAAGCACACCAAACCGTGTCAGATATTGCGGGTTTACGATAAAGACGCTGCTACCTACAAATTAGAATTGGGGTGATTGGGATGCCTGTAAGGAGTAAAAAGATATGTTTACTTGATTATGACAAGTTAAGTAAAGTTAATCCTGAAACGCTTAAATTATATAAGAAGTACGAAGCCGATATGGCTATTCGAGAGTTGTCCAAAAAATCTATTGCAGTGTATTACAATGACCTTGTTAATTGGTGGATGTATATTTATGATTATCAGGATAACCGCTCAGTAAAAGAAATTAACGAAGATGATATTATTGAATTTATTTATTTCTGTAAGCAGAATGGTAATAACACTGAAAGAATAAAGCATAGAATGGCTTCAATCTCGGCTTTTTATAAATTTTTAAGAAAAAGAAAGTTAATTGTAGAAAATCCAATGGATTATGTTGACCGCCCCAAAAAAGGGCAAGCTGTTGTTAAGCAGACTTTTTTAACTGTCGAACAAGTAGGAACAATGAGGAAAGTTTTAAAGCAGAAGATTGAAGATAGCAAAAATAAGTCCTTGCGTTGTCAACATGATTCGATTATGTTGAATGTGTATGCAGAATTTTCGCTTATTACGATGGCAAGAATAAATGCTATTGCTAATTTGCGTTGGGAACAAATTGATTTTGCCGAATGTGTCGCAAATGATGTTATTGAAAAATTAGGCAAAATTGTGAGTTTATACTTTGACGAGAATACAAAAGAGTATCTAATTGAATTGCAGAACTTCAGAAAAGAAAATGGAATCAACGATAACGGATGGGTGTTCTATTCTATGGCATCGCAGACAGGCAACCATTTGTCAACAACAGGTTTATCTGATATGTGCAAAGAAATCGGACAAATGATTGGAGTTCCTACGCTACATCCACACGATTTTCGTCACAGTGGTGCTACCTTGTATAAAAATGCGGGAATGTCATTAGAGGAGGTTTCTCATTGTTTGCATCACGAAAGCACAGAGGTCACTCGAAAATTTTATATTAAAGAAAATGATACCGAATTGAGAGCTAAGAAGAACCAGTGTCAAATCTAAAGGCGGTGAATATCGATGGCAAAGCAAGCTACAGAGGTTCAAAACCGTCCAAAATACACCTGTGTTCAGTGTGGTAAGACATATACAGTTCAAAAAGGAAAATTTTACATTTCTCACTCCCCTATTTATCGTTATAACAAATATATCCCTATTTGCAAAGAATGTATGATGCGTACATATGACGACTATTTATTTAGATACCAAAATGAAAAATCTGCTGTAAGACGAATGTGTATGCTTTATGATATATATTTTTCAGAGGAAGTATTCCAACAGACAAACAACAAAAATGCACAAGCTAATGCGTTTCTAATTTATATGACCAAATACAATTCAAAAGGAAACGAGAGCAAAATTATTGGAAAAACATTTGCTAACACGATAGAAGAAGAAAATACCAGAAAGCTTGAAGAACAAGCAAAAAGTTTAGGCCATATACCAGTTATGATGAAAACTGAAAATGGTGAAATCGATGTATCTGAATATCGCAAAAAATGGGGTATTGGGTATACGCCTGAAGAATATATGGCAATGGAAGAACGGTATGAAATATTGTGTAAAGAAATTCCTAACGACAATGTGATTATGGATTCTTTGATTAGGGATTTGTGCAATATAAAAATTCTTGAAGCTCGCTGTAGAGAACAAAATGATAGAACTGGTGTTAAGGATTTTATCAATTTATATCAGAGTACACTAAACAACGCTAATTTAAAACCTAAAGACCATTCAAAAGATGGTATAAACAACTCTCAACCGTTAGGTGTTATGACTGATATGATAGAAAAATATATGCCAGCAGAATACTATAAAGACAAGCAGTTGTTTCAAGATTATGATGGTGTTGGTAAATATTTAAAGAGGTTTGTTACAAGACCTATTCTTAACTTTTTAACGGGCAGAGTTAAGAATGACGAGGAGTATTCAATTGACAACGAAGAAGACTGATGAACTTCAAGATAAACTGTATCAGTATTTTGATAAAAACCAAAGTCCGTTAGGTAATCAAAAATTTGCTGAACACATTTTAGCTTGGATAACTTTTTGGAGAAGAAATATTCATAGATTTGTCTTAGATTATTTGCAAATTCCAATTCATTTATATCAAATAGTTATGATATATTGCATGAATCTTTCTTCTAATATTTGTATAATTGCTGCTCGTTCATCCGCAAAATCGTTTGTAATTGCTATTTTCGCTTGTGCTAAAGCTATTTTGTACCCTAATAGTAAAATAGTTATTGCGTCAGCTACTTTAAGTCAAAGTAAGCTTATTATTACAGAGAAAATAAAGGTTGAATTGTATGATAAGTCTCCAAATCTTAGGAGAGAAATAGATTATATTCGTGATAGTATTAACAACTCCATTGTCAAATTCCATAATGGTAGCACAATTAAAGTTGTGCCGGCAAACGAAAATGCTCGTGGTAATCGTTCAACAATGTTAATCAATGAAGAGGCTCGTATGGAGAAAAAAGATGTTCTCGATAGTGTACTCCAACCGATGGCAATGATTAGACCTGCTGGTTTTATCCACAAAGAACCTTATTCTCAAATGGAAGAGCTTAGAGAAGAACCAACAACGATATTCATTTCGTCCTCTTGGGTGCAAAACCATTGGTTAATTCAAGATGTTGCAAAACCGTATGCAAAAGATATGTTGAACGGTGGCAATAGTGTACTTCTCTGTTTTGATTATGCTGTCACACTAAAACATGCAATTAAAACAAAAGAGTTTATGAAAAACCAAAAAAGAATGCTCGATCCGATGACTTTTGCGATTGAGTATGAGAATTTAGCGCCAGAACAAAGTTTGGCGGCATATTACTCTTTTGACATTATTAATCAAAATCAGGTATTAAAACGAGCTTTTTATCCTCGTAAAAACATAGACTTTCTTACACGAACTAAAAATAAGCATACAATTCCAAGACAAGATGGAGAAATTAGATTCGTGTCTTGCGATATTGCAACTATTGACAGAAGTGAAAACGATAATTCTGTATATACTTGTATTCGTATGTTGCCAGAAGTAGTAAAAAAGACTGCAACAGGTAATGAGTTTACGGAATATAATTTATCAGTATGTTATCTTGAAGGTCATAAAGGTTTTGAAACATCCAAACAGGCTGTCAGAATAAGACAGTTATACGAAGATTTTGATGCCGACTATATTGTTCTTGATATGCGTTCTATAGGTATCAATGTGTATGACGAGTTAGCTAAAATCCAATATGACGAAGATCGTTGTATTGAGTACGAGCCGTTATCTTGTATGAATGACGAAGTATTGGATGCACCCAGAATACAGTCTAAGAAAGGTAATCCAGTCATTTACGGTGTGATGGGTTCGTTAAAATTGAATAGTGAAATGGCAAGCACCTTGCGTACATATTTATCCGAAAAGAAAATCAACTTGTTAGTTAGTAAAAATAATGCAGAATCTGAAATAGACAAAATTGAGCCACATTATAAGACATTACCTCCTGAAGACCAATTATGGTTAGAAAAGCCATTCTTAGAAACAATGCTTCTCATTAACGAATTAGTAAATTTGGAATACGAGAAAATGGAAAGTACAGGTTTGATTAGGGTACACGAAAAAAGCAATATGTGTAAGGATAGATATAGTAGTTTGGCAATGGGCTGTTTGTTTGCAAGTAAACTTTCAAGAGACTTATCGCAAAATAGTACAGAAATTCCGTTAGCAGAAGCTGAGTTATGTGTTTCGTCTATTAAATTTTGATGGAGGTGAAAATATGGAGAATTATGATATTGATTTTTCTCATGTAGACATCGACAATGATACAGAGTTAGTTACATCATTTAAAGATTCTGAAGAATTTATTAAGATTCGTACTCAAAGAATATTGTCGCAGTCTATGGACACTTATGATGCAAAACGAACTTTTCAGTCAAGTGTTTTCACCTCAGATAGTACAAATTCAAACGAATTAACAGTAGATTATATCAACCAGTTAGCCACTGGTATTAATAGTACTTTAGATAATGTCTTAAGGGCGAATGAAATCATATTGAAATCGTTAAACACCAGTGCATTGTTTGGTCTTGCTTATTCTATTTTATATTCAAACATCAACACTAATTACAGACTTGTATTTAATAATCCATACAAAATTGAAGCTTCTGACGAAGAATTGGAAAGCATAAAAAATCTCATAGAAGGATTTAATCATGATATAGATTTGGAGGAACTTATTAGAGATGCAATCTCTGGAACTTATGTTGAGGGTAATTACAATTTAAGTTTATCGTTAAACAAAGGGCAAGTACCTCAAATTAGACATTATCCTCTCGCTATATGCTACCCCTCTTACTATATGTATGGTAACGATAGAGTGTTGGAATTTAATATCAATGATTTAAAAAATAGAATCAAAAAGACATATCCTAAAAACAAAAAGAATAAAGCGATATATTATGACAACATAGAAAAGGAAATCAAAGACACATATCCAGATGAGGTTTATTCTGGTTATAAATCTAACGATAAAACTATTCGTCTTGATCCGAAATTTAATAAGTGTCTAACTATCAATTCATTTGGTCGAAGATTTGGTGTGTCACCATTTTTCAAAGCACTAAAGAGTTCTATTGTTTTGGACAATATCATCAAAGCCGATATTTCTTACAGCAAAAGTCGTGCTAAGATTATTATTTTTCAAAAGTTGTCAGACAAGCTGTTAGGCAAGGATGGTAAAAATAGGGCATTAGCTGAACAGGCATTAGCCCATACTTCTGCTGCAAGTGCTTTACAAACATCAAGTTGTCTGTATACTGCACCAGCATATGTAGAAAATCTTTCATATGTTACTCCAAAAAACGATAATTCGGACTCTGTTGATTTGATGAAACAATATACAACACAGTTGCTCAACGCATTAGGAATATCGTTCTTGGATGTTGAATCGGCGACAGGTACAAGTGTCACTGTAAGTTTTACAGGTTTGCTTAGAATTGTCAATAGCATTGCAAATTCTTTGGCTAAAATCATTTCAAGATTTTACCAAGAGATTTTGGAATTTTACGGCTACAATAGAGGTTTAGCTCCCACACTACGGATCGAAACATCTGAAGAGTTAGATTTGCAAACTCGCATGGAGTTGGCTAAACTTATTTATAGTACTTTTAATGGTTCAGCTCAAACCGCCTTTGAATACATCGGATTAGATGTTGATGACGAAGTTGCAAAGCGTAAAACCGAAAATGACAATGGTGTATACGATGTATTGTTACCTCGTCAAACAAGTTACACGGTGAGTGACAACAGCAATGAAGTTGGTAGACCATCAGAAAATCAAACATTAGACGATGGCAAGCAAGACTATGACAAAGATTACAATAAAAACGCAAGGAGTAAATAATTATGAAAATTATACATATTGAATGTCCTTGTTGTAAAGATTCTTTAAATATTGTTATCAATGAGACTGGAGAGATTTTTCTCCAGTCTTTTGATTTATATGAAACAGAGATTGTTCAAAAAATCAATAAGAACAATGTCATTGAAGATTAGAGAGAAAGGAGGTTTTGGATGAGCAACGAAAAAATGATTCTTGCCAGTCAAACTGTCGAACTCTCTGAACATAGTAAATATCTTGAACTTGAGACTTTAATGTGTTTTTATGATGCACCTAATGACAATATGGTGGAGCTCCAGTCTAAAGATGCGTTAGAAAAAGCAAAAACCCTTATCAATATGCCTGTTGTTGCAAAATACAAAGTTAAATCAGGAGAACCCGACTTAGGTGGACATGAAGCATACATTGACAGGTATACAAAAGAAGTAAAGTTTAATACTGACAATATCGGTACTCATATTGATGTTTACATTAAAGAAACAGAAGTCGAAATCAACGGAGAAAAACAAACTCTTCCCTGTTTGTATTCGACAAGTAGAATTTGGACAAGAAATAAAAATGTTGTGAAAGCAATCAAAAGACTTTACGAAGAAGGTAAACTAACATCTTCCTGGGAAATTAGTGTTAATTCTTATATTTATAAAGACGGAATTAAGATTTTAGATGATTATTGTTTTGAGGCAAATTGCCTGTTGGGTAGCGATGTTACTCCAGCGTATCCGTGCGCTTCTGTTGTTGATATGTCATCTTTAAACGAATCTCAGTTGATGATTGCTCAAGCATTAGAACAAGACAAGGAGGTTAGTATGGCTGAGGAAGTATCAAAAAATGAAATTGAGACGACACCCGTAGTAAAAACCGAAACATCTACACTTACTCCAAGAGATATTGAAAAGCATATTTATGAAGAACTTCAAAATAAGTACGATGGCTATATTGCTATGTTGATAGTAGACGAGAATTATTGTCTCTTTAAAGAGTACGGCAGCGATGCACTCGAATTTATTATGATTCCATATTCAGTTGAAAACGAAAATGTGATTGTAGATGAAGGCAAACAAATCAAGCTTATTGTGCCTGTTTCAGAAACAAATAGTGCTATTAGTACAAGAGATCAGAAAATTATGGAAGATTCAGAGACTATCAAAAGTCTCAAATCAACAGTAGCATCACTCGAACCATATAAGGCACAGGTAGATAGAATTGAAGCCGAAAAAGTTAAAGCTGAAAACGAAAGGAAGATGAATGAGCTTAAAGATTTGGCAACCAAGAGTGGATTTATTACATCAGAGGAACTGGAATCTGATGAATCCATCAAAAAGATGATTGCCTCACTTGACAGAGCGTCAATTAACAATCTTATTGTTGAAAGAATGATGAACGCAAAAAACGATGATATCACACCGACCACATCGGTTTCTACAGTCGGACATATCGATATTAGTTCAGAAGAAGAGTCAAGTAATGTGTCTTTCTTTGAGGCTTATATGAATTTGAATTAAAAAAAAGGAGAGAATTGAAATGTTAAGAGAACTTATTGTTAATACTGCCGAATCAGCACCTGCTCAGTATAAGTCAGCAGCTAAAGTAACTACTGGTGCTCCTGTAGTGATTGATAAAACAACAGGTACATTTGCAACACCGTCTCAGGAGACTGCTGCAAATCTTTATTTTGTTGACAAAGAGCGTTATGCGACAGGTGTTTATGCTGGTATCACAAATATGTCAGATTACCACGAGAATTATACAACAGTCGAAGCTAATGAATACGCAAAGCTTTGCGGTTACGGTTATACTGATGTATTTGCTACTTCAGAATATGACTCTACAATTATTGAGTCTAACATTGGCAAGAGAGTGGCTGCAAAGGACGGCAAGATTGTTCTTGCAACCAAGGCAGCTTCAAAGTATGTATTCGATGGTTTTTACAATGACAACGGTCATAAGCTTGCAAAGATTTCTGTTGCAGACGATGCCGTTGCTAATTCATAATTAAAGGAGGAATTAGTATGACACATACAGAAATTGCAGAGCTTATTAACAATGTAAATGTATACGAACTTGCCCATAAGACAACAAGTCATATGGACTTGACAGATGCTGAAAAGGACGCAGCATCTCAGCTTGATACTCATTTCAAGGAGATTGGCAAGCGTGGCGTAGATGCCAACAAGGAGATTGCAGCCTTTATTCAGAAAGTAATCAATGAGGAGATTTACAATACACCAGATGAACTTCTTTCTGAGATGTTCGATGAGGGCGATATTGGTGAATTTGACGATTATGAAGCATGGAGACAGCCAAAGAACACTCTTATTGCTTATGATGCCGCAAAAGGAGGTAATGTTGAGCGTTCATTCCTTGACATTACTGTACTTGAACCAACTTGGAGAAACTTCCAGATTGAAACAGACATTTCTTACGCTGATGTAGAGAAAAATGGTTGGAAGACTGTTGCACTTTACACTGACGATGCAACAGCAGCTTTCAAGAATAAACTTTTTAAGGTTGTTTTCGACCTTATCGATGCAGCTATTCAGTCAGGCGCACCGAACTATATTAAGGAGTCAGGCACAACTGTTTCACAGGCTACTATGGATGCCGCTGCACTTTATGTACAGGATATTGCCGGTTACGGTGCAGGTACATTTGTTGCTCGTTCTAAGTATATTCAGCAGGCAAGTAAGCTCACTGGTTTTACTTCACCTGAAATTATCAACGAGGTACATAGAACTGGTAAGGCTGGCGTGTACGATGGTGTAGGTCTTACTCCTATTTCAAGTGCTAAAAAGCTTGGTGATGGCTCAAATCTTATTATTGATAAGAGAATTTTCGGTATTGCCGGCAAAATTGGTACACTTAATATGAAGGGTGAAATTAAGGTGTACGAAGATAGTGATAACAACAAGGAGAAGTTCCATCTTATCTTTAAGGGTTTCACTGTTGGTATTGCTTTCAATAAGGATACACTTGAAAACATTGTTAAAGTAGAAGTTGCTTAATGAATAAAAATGGGGGCTGTTATCAGCCCCCTGTAGGTGGATGGCATGGAAAATAAGTTATTTTTTTGTTATTCTGACCGTTTTCATAAAGCATTACAGTTCAACGGATTTAAGCCCTTGTTTGTAGGATATACGCTAACTAATAATAAGGTGTATATCTACAATGGCACTAAAGAATTGAATTATTATAAGAATAACATCTATCAATTAGAAAGAGATAAATTTTAAGGAGCAAGTTATGAGATTAGATAAAGTATACAATGTTTACAATTACGATACGAGTCCTGTTGCAATCACAATTGGTCGAGATAAGAGTGTTTTAATCCCAGCAGGTTCGGACACTAACCCATCGTTTCAGCCTCTATCTATGGATGAAATTATTTTTGCTAATAATAGCACTAAAGCTTTTAAAATTGGTGTTTTAAGATTTGATAAATCTGAAGAAGAAGAAGTATACAATAACCTTCGTATTCACAATTGGAAAGAGATTCTTACAAATGCTGAAATCGAAGATATTTTCACAAATACTACAAAAGAAAAATTAGATTTTGTTCTTAGCATCAAAGAGCCGTCATATTTTAATCGTATTTATGGAATATATCTTGGACTAAAGAACGATGGTATTAATATGTCTTCTAAGGTTGTTCAGATGATGACAGTAAGATATAAAGAGGTGGCTGAAGGAAAGCTCAATACAGCTATTCAAATTGTAGGCAATGGTCTTGATGCTGATAATCAGATTGAAAACAAAAAAGATACAATTGCAGAAATGCAAGAACAGATTGCAAAATTAACCAGAATGGTTAGTGAGTCGAAAAAGAGTAACAACAAAACGACACCAACAAGGAGTACAGTTCGTAATAATTCTCGAAAAGCAAAGGAGTGATGGCTGATGTCAACGCTCAAAAGTGAAATCATAGATTTATTTTTACGCCGTGTCGAAAAGGATATAGATTTCTTTAACTACCATAATTTAGATAGCGTAAACTCATTGAAATTAGCAAAAGAACGGTCAAGTGTATTCTTAGATGAAGCGATAGGTCGTTTGCTGATTGAATGTCAACCAGATATTGATTTTACTGATAGAGATTCAGAAGGAAACTTTAATTTTGATATGACTGCACAGGAAAAAATACTAATCCCCAGTCTTATGTATGAATCTTATCTACAGAGAGATATAGCGTATTTAAAAACTTACAATGTAGACTACACTTCTTCTGACTTAAGAGTATTTGATCCTTCTGGAGCAAGAAACTCATTTGAATCATTATATAGGAATGTTCAAGAAATGAATACACACCTTATGGATAGGTATATGAATACAGATCGTAAAAGCGGTGCATATAAATCGATTGACTATTCAACCTATGATTTTTCTTTTTCTATAGAGTGAGGTGGTGTTCGTGTTAGATGAACATTATTTTCAGTCTATTCAGAATTCTTATGGTATAGATAATATTGTTGATTTAAAAATTAGTAGAGCGCAACAGAATTTGAATCGAAATTTACCTAAATCAATTAATAGTAAAATGCACTGTACTCGTAATGGTGAGGATCAAACATTTATTGTAACATCTACAAATACGGATTACAAATGTAGTATTCAAGCGTTACCTAACGAGGATTTGTTTGCAGGAGACATTATTGAATTTGATGACGAACATTGGTTAGTTATATCAGTCAATCAAAGTAATCCTATACAATACATCGGAACTGCATGGTTATGCAATGGGTATTTCAAGTGGCAAAATAAAGATTCAAAAATTTATGGTGCTTGGGGTGTATTGGACAATGGGTCATATTCTACAACTATCAACGGCAGCGATGTTGTGCAGTATCCTGATAAGCAGTTTAGAATGTATTTACCTTACGATGAACATAGTAAATATATGTACATAGATAAGCGTCTTGCGACCAATACAACATATGATAGTCGTGGTAATGAAATTTTAGAAACCGTGAGTATTACTGGTCGAAATGTTATCACACAAAATTATGGCAGTAATTCTCATATTATAGTTCTTGATGTGCGAAGTAGCCAATTCAATCCATCGTCAGATAATGTATCTTTGATGATTTGTGACTATATAGAACAAAGCAAATCGATTACTTGTAATATTATTGGTAAAAAAAGAGTACGAATTAACTCTTCGGCTAAGTATAAATTAGCAGATCCTTCCCTATCGTTAGAAGGCGAATGGGTTAACTCTTTAAGTCTTCAATCCACAGCAGATGACCAATACACAGTGTACATACCAAATGACGAAGATTTGATAGGCTCTAAATTTGACATTCGATATATTTCTGAGGGCAAAACTCTTGCAGTTATGACGGTGGAGGTGGTATAATGCACACTCCATTGGATGAATTGGTAGATTTTAAATATAAGATTGTATCTGTGTTGGAGGATTCGCAAGACATTGTTTCTTTGCTTCTTGATTGTCAAAACATCGATATGAATGACGATAGGGTAAACGATATAGATGATACCAATATATTCGACCATTATTATCTTGATTATACAGTTCAGCAAACTGGTTGTTTTATTTTTGTTGAAGCCGAAATGTCTAAAAGAGTTACAGGAACAATCAAAGATATGACGGTACGGATTTATGTACTATGTAGTAAAGATTATATGAAGTTGACTAAATTTAAAGGAATGAAAGGCAACCGTAGAGACAATGTTATGAGACTTGTCTCCGATAAATTAGATGGTAGCAAAGATTTTGGTATTGGCAGATTAACATTAGAATCGTGTTCATTTGTATCTGTGCCAAACCCTTATACTGCAATGGTTGCATCTTTCTCGGTGTCCAACTATGCTTGATACAAAAAAACTATTACTTGGTTGTGACATTTGTTACAAAAACATATGTACCCTACACCCCCCTACTTTACGGACAATCTTTAGTGATTACGATTTATTTGTTAAAAGTATAACTATGCTTATATTGAAAAAGCAACAGTTTGTAGATATGATTAAACTCAATGAAATTATCAATCCAAAAGAATACGAGAATATGTCTGTATATCAGCTTATAGTAATGTTTTCACAAACCAGAGAGATGCTACAAGAGGCACTCTCTTTTTTTGTTGTTGAAAAAATCACATTTGACGAACAAAATTTGAGATTTCGCATTGAAGGAAGTAGCCAATACATCGATGACAACAATTTCAGTAAGATTGTTTCAAGTATATGTAATATGTGTTGCGTCTTTTACGACAATGAGGATACGAAAGCATTGAAGTTTACATCAAAGAAGGCACAAGAAGTGTACGAAAAGTGTCAACGAGGACGACAACAAGCTAAAAAGTTTGTGTCCAAGTCAACAAAAAAAGATGAAACCTCATTAGAACAGATGGTTTCTTTTTTAAGTGCAAATAGGGGTTCGTACAATCTTATAAACATTTGGGATTTAACACTGTACCAATTTTACAGTGAATTTTATTGGACTCGTTATAACAAAGAATTTGAATCCTCTCAACACCGATGGGAAGTATGGGGCGATAAGGAATTTGACTTTACATTGGCTTACAAGGGGTTTGATTTTAGTAAAATATAAAGGAGAATAGTATGAATAATTTTACAACTTTTGCAAATCGTGATGTCAGCGATTTGGTGTTTTGTGAATATAAAACAAAGAAACCATTTTTAAATTGCACATGGGCAAATACTACTGCAACAGAACTTACAGGTGAAACAGTGTATGCGTATGGCGGTAAAGGCAGACCTAAGAGAGTCGCTTTTACTGGTGACTCTGGCGGTACTCTTAAAATTGAAACACAGCTTCAGACAATGCAGATGTATAGTCTTATGCTTGGTTCTGATATTGACACTAAAGCTTCATGGATGAAGAGAGAAGTTCTTACTGCGGCAGAAGACAGTGTTACACTTTCTGAAGTACCACTTGCTGGCACAGTATTCGTTTTTGAAGCAAACGATGATTGTGGTAAAAGCTTGACAATTTCAGCAGATACATCTTCCAAAAAGGTTACAGGTGCTAATATTACTAACGGTAAGCAATTTATTGTTTACTATCAGACAGAAAAGAACACAGGCGTACAGAAGATTAGTGTTAAGTCAACCACATTCCCGAAGGCGTTTATTGTATATGGTGATACATGGGATAAGGCTGAAGACGATTCGATTATTTCACAGAAGATGATTGCTTATAAGTGTCAACCGCAGAAGCAGGTGTCATTCTCGTGGGCAAACTCAGGCGATCCTGCAACAATTACAATCACATGCGACTTGCTTGCAGACGATCAAGACAGGATGCTTGACCTCATTACATACGAAGAAGATAGCGAATAATAGTAATAAAAGGGCAGTGATTTATTTTACTGCCCTTATTTTTTAACAAAGGAGATTTGTATGGAAAATATTGAACCAATACGCAGTAAATCAAAAAGTGTTCGGAAAAGAAAGTATAAAATCGTTAGTTACAATCCTTATAATAAAATTGTAGTTTATGAGACAGCAAAAGGGTTAATTCAAACAAATGACACAGAAACTCTTACAATTAAAAATGGGTATGTTGTTGTATGAGGATTGTAGTATTTGATCAGGCAACCATTAAAACAGGGTATGCGATTTTTGATAATTCAGATTTAACTCGTTGGGGTTTAATCAATTTAACAGACATATGCGATACTGAACACAGACTTAAATATATGCTTAAAGAGATTGCCAACATTATTGTAAAAACAAAACCAGATATAATTGTTTTTGAGGATATCAACCAGAGAAATAATGTAAAGACGCTCATAACATTAGCTCGATTACAAGGTGAAATAATGGCTGAATGTTATACAAATAATATTGACTTTGCTGTCTATCCCCCATCTACATGGAGACGACTGATAGGAATTCAGCAAGGTTCACACATTAAAAGAGAGTCACTAAAACTACAAGCTATAGCTTTTGTAGAACGCTCTTATGGAATTACTGTTGGCGATGATGTTGCTGAGAGTATATGTATAGGTTTAGCATATTTAACAGATCATAAAATGTTGTCTAATAACAAAAAAGCGAAATATAAAAATAAGGGGTAATTCAAAATATGAAAACAATTACAAATAACACAGTAAAAAAGATGATCAAAACAGCTTCCGAAAAGAATATTGTTGTTGATGTGTCTATTGGGGATAAAGTAGTTAATATAGAAGTTTTTCCTGTCATCCCAATTGTAAATTATATTGAAATGGTGAATGAAGTTGTCAACAGTGTTATTTTGGGTGATGATTACAAACCATATCTTAGAGAGTTTTCAATTGATTGTAATATTTTAAGATTTTTTACAAACATAGATACTTCAAATATCGAAACAATGTATGATTTTATTTACACTAACAAACCAACTATGGAAGTAATCACAGATATTGTATTACAAAGGTATCCGCATCTCGTAGAAGATATTGATGAGATGATTGACTATAGAAAACATTGTGTTTTCGGACGATCCAAATGGGATTCTGTAGCTGATAATATTATCAACCTTACAGATGGATTGTCCAAATTGTCAGATACATTTGGAGATACAAACTCTGATGACATAAAAAGGGCTTTGACTCAAATTGGTAAAATTACAACGAGTGACATAAAGGGTATGTATGTGAATAATGGCAACGATTAACATGGATTCGATTTTGAAACAAGTCGATAATGTGATGGGGATAAGAAATGGTAAAATTGTCACCATCAACGGTAAGCTTCCTCCAAAAATTCTGAGCAAAATATCAGCAAATAATCAATCGGGTACAATTGTAGGCACGCAAGATATTGACGGAGCTTCGGACAAGTTAGTTGAAGAAATTCGGCTTGCAATGCCAAGCCTTAATAGTGGTGGAAATCTTGCCGATAGTTTTTCTCCATCAGATTTTGATGTTTCCGAACCAAGACAAAAAGAAGGTTCTGTAGAGGTAGAAATCACTATTAGTGAGACTGCAAAACATAGGGATTCTCTATATCCAGCAGGTTATCCAAATGGAGCGGATATTATTTTATTATTTAATAATGGATATAATGCTCAAAGACAAGCTTATGGTGAATGGCACGGAGAGATGGTACATAGTTTAACAAAAAGGTCTGCGAGTCATTTTTTACAGGAAGCAGTTACAAGCTTTAATGCAAAATATAGTACAGTTTACGGTTGTCGTGCCATTGTGAACTCCAAATATAAATAAAACAGTGTTTTTAACGAGGTGATATAGTGGCGGCAGATGTGAGTCTTGTGTTTGACATTGCATACAGTGCATCGTATGACAAAATGGCAACCACATTAAATAAAATAGTTTCTAATTTAGAATCTTCTAAATATACTAAAATTAAGTTCTCTATAGATGAAAACAGTTTAACCAAAATGCAAACCCAATTAAAAAACATAGTTCCTTCTGGTGTTAATTTTGGTAATCAAAGCCGATCATTTCAAGCTTTAGAGAACAATATTCAACAATATGAGACTGTATTAAAAAATGCTGAACTTGTTTTTAGTAATTTTGCAAAGAGCAATGAATCTTTTGCTAACAATAAAATTGGTGCAATTGGTCAAAATGCAGATAGTACTTCTTTATCTCAACTGAGAGGCACAATTTCGGCAATGAGAGAGCAGTACAATATTATGTCTGACAGCACACAAACAGAACAAGCTCGCATTACGGCTCTTAGGCAGTTTACTGATTTACAAGCTCTCCAGTCTGTTCAAACTCAAAATGTTCGACTTCAGGTTAATAGTCTCAATAAAGAGATGAGAAAAAAATCTGTTAATGATAATCAAGATGTGTTGATGGCAACAAAATTAAATAAGTTACAAACACAATTGTTGACCACCTATCAAAAGCACGGAGCAATGATTAAGCAAAATACCGAGTTAGATGCCAAGTATCAAACTGTTTTGCAAAACTTAAAAACACCGGGTGCTTATAAAACTCGTAATGAAGCTGAAAAAGCCGTATCCGATTTAAATAAAGAAATGGCTCAGGCGGGAATATATTCTCACAACTTAGGTGTACGACTTAAGGAACTTTTTTCTCAGCACCTCAATACTGCTCTTGTAATGGGTGGATTACATCTTATTATGAGTAGTTTGAGTGGTATTTATAACAGTATTAAAGACATAGATACTGCAATGACGGAACTCAGAAGGGTTACTGACGAGTCGGAAACCACATATTCCAATTTTTTAAACGATGCTGCAAAAAGAGCAGATCAATACGGCTCTTCTATGAGTGATATTATAAATGCTACCGCCGATTTTTCGAGGTTAGGTTTTAATCTCGATGAATCAACAAAATTGGCTGATGCGGCTGTATTATACAAAAATGTTGGTGACGGTATTTCAGATATCAGCGAAGCTACTCAAGACATTGTATCAACCATGCAAGCTTTTAATATATCTCCTAATCAAGTTACAGAAATCGTTGATAAATTCAATAAAGTTGGCAACACTGAAGCTATTAGTTCGCAAGGTGTTGGAGACGCTTTAAAAAGGTCAGCCTCTGCGTTAGCAACTGCCAACAATACACTGGATGAATCGGTAGCTATGGCTGCTGCAATGAACACTGTCGTTCAAGACACTGATAAAGTTGGTACTGTACTCAAAACTTATTCAATGTATTTAAGAGCAGCCAAAACTGATGCCGAAGCAGCAGGAGAGTCTACCGAGGGTATGGCTAATTCTGTTTCGGAATTGCGTTCTGAATTGCTTAAGTTGACTAAGAACAAAGTAGATATAATGAAAGACGATGGTCGCACATATAAGTCTACTTATCAAATTTCAGAAGAACTGTCTAAAGTTTGGAAAGACATATCTGATGTTGACCAAGCAAATATTCTCGAATTGATTGGCGGTAAACGAAACGCTAATGCAGTTTCTGCACTTATTGAAAACTTTGATATTGCCAAGAGAGCGTTAAACACTTCAGAGAGTTCGCAAGGTAGTGCTGTAGAAGAACAGGAAAAGTATTTAAACAGCATTGAAGGACACCTCGCTAAACTCGGATCAGCTTTTGAGAAATTTTCTACAAAAACACTTGATAGCGATTTGGTCAAAGGGTCTATAGATTTTCTCAAAGGAATAGTTAATCTTTTGACTGATATTATGTCTTGTGGAGATGGACTCATTATAAAGATTGGTGCAGTAGTAGCTGCTATCAAAATTGCACAAGCATTACATATTGTAGATTTTATAAAAAACTGTTCGATATCTATATTTAGTCAAATTGTAGCAATAGAAGGTTTAACAGCCGCACTTAGCACACTTAACAATAAAGGTATTGTTGGAGTTTTATCTGCTATTCCAAAACTGATAGCAGGACTGATTTCAATGCGTAAAAGCGGACAGTCGTTTAGTCAAATGATGACTACTATGAACTTAACACCTGCATCATTAGGCATTTCGGCTTTACTTTTAGTTATAGGTGGAGTTGTTGCAGCTTATCAAACAGGTTTAATTCCTTCAACTGAAAATTACAAGAAGAAATTAAACGAATCTAAGGAACAGTTATCGGACACTGTATCTAAATTGTCTACATTAAATTCCGAATTAGAAACTACACAAAAAAGAATCAATGAACTTCAAAAGAAAAAATCATTAACAGTAGTAGAAAAGAATGAGTTGGAAACTCTTAAAAAGACTAATTCCGAACTTGAGAGAAAAATAGCTCTTGCCGAAAAAGATAAAAAAATCCAAACCAAGCAGGTTGAGGGCGATTTCCAAGATACTATGGCATCGTATGTTGATGCAGCGCACCATGCAAGAGTGTCAAATAATAGTGCAAAATATTTTGATGGTTATGCGACAAAACGAGAGTGGTTGCAAGAGCAGATGCAATATTATCGACAAGCTACAGATAAAGGATTAGATGCTTCTGAATACTTGAAAAATTTACAAGAAGCTTCTAAATTTTTTGCAGACATCGATGTGTTAGACCAAATCGATTACAATTCCGCTTCACAAGAAACTAAACAGTATCTTGATTATATTGAAGATTTTAATAATCAGTTACTACTACTGACAGATAGAGCTAACAACGCATCAGTCATATTTGACTCATTGTGGACAGGAGATCGTTTTAGTAAAGCACGAGAGCAACTCGAACAATTGTATAAAGCTGGTGCATTAGATACAGATAAACTAAAATCTCTCGCTTCAGATACTAATTCGCCTGTTTCTGAATTTATTGGTAATTTGGAAAAATTAGGATTAATAGATATATTTTCCGATCCTACTTCGGCATTTGAAGGTGTGGTTAATTGGATAAAGGAGTTTGAAGGTGCTGAAAATTCTGTCTCTAAAACCACCAAAAAAACTGTTGATACATTAGATGAGATTACAAAATCAATAGATAGTATCCAATCCGCTTATCAAAAATCTTATTCTGCCATCAGTGATTATAATAAATATGGGTATTTGTCAATCGACAACTTGCAGTCACTTTTAGGCTTAAGTGATAAATATATTAATGCTTTATTTGATGAAAATGGTAAATTAAATCTTAACACTGAGGCTTACAAAAAATTAGCAGTAGCCGAATTACAGGAGTTGGCAGTACGCAAATCAACAGATTTGATTAGCAAAATTATGAATATGGGTGAAGAGGCTGCACAAACTTACGCTACAGCAAATGCTATTGATAAGAAAACAAAATCTACTTATAGTCTCATAGATGCATTAGTAAAACAAGCTTACATTGAGGCTAAAGCTAAAGATGTTGCAAACGGTAATTTGACTTACACTAAAGCATTGGATGCAGCTTTACCTACTATAGCTCAATATATAACATTAACCGACAAAGGTATAGATTCTTTAGACAATTTTGCTTCAGCAACATTGGGGGCAAGTGTTACTGTAAAAACAGCTACAGAAATCCAAAAAGACAATCTCGAAAAGCAGAAAAAGATTGTTGAACAACAAAAGAAAAACGCTGAAAACGCTAAATCAATATTAGAAAAGCGTAAAAGTGATTTAGAAGATGCAAAAAAGGCTATCGAGGATTTAGTTGACTCAGTTCAATCTATGATTGAAAAAGAAAAGGAACTCGAAAAAGAGTCTTTAACTAAGCGTAAAGAGTCGGCGGATGAAGTTATAGACAAATATAAAGAACAGTTAGAACTTCAAGAAGAGCAAATTAAAAAAGCAAAAGAATTGGCAGAGAAAGAGTCTGATGTAGCAAAAAATGCTTTAAGTGTTGCAATTACAGGACTCGATGATTCTTCGGCAGGTAAAAAGGCTCATAAAGAAGCTATTGATTCTTATAATGATAGTAAGTCTGATTTATCTGATACACTCAGAGAAAATACTTATGACGAAAGATTGGATCAGTTAGATAAATTAAAGGATGCCAACGATAAGTATTATGACGATAAGATTGATGCCATAGACAAATATTTAAATAACAGTACCCAATTATACAAAGATGCTTGTAAAATGATAGATAACGATACGGGTACTCTATATTCTCAATTAAAAGATTACACTCTCACATATACTACGACAACTGCTACCGAATTTGATAGAATGTGGTCTTTGGCACAGGAGGCAAACCAAAAATACAATACAAACAACTTAGATACTTTATCTTTGTTGAACAGTATGCAAGGCGAAATTTACATTTTGTCTGACAGAATAGACGATTATTCCAACTCTATTGATGGCTATTCACAAAAAATAGACGGTTTATCAACAAAAATTGATTCTTTGTCAGATGCTGCCGAAAAAAATAAAGACAGTATGAACGGAGCTAACGGTGCTGCTGTAAATTATTTAAACACTCTTAAACAATTGCAAGACCAACCCACTAAGTTTCACGGTTACAAGATCACATATAACGGAAAGGCTTATAAAACCAACAAGACAAACAAAGAGGATGCCGAGACATATTTCAGAGGTAAAATTAGCAACGATTGGTATGGAGGTCGAGCAATACCAGCAGGTTCTTTATGGTCTCAAATGAAAGCTTACGCTTCTGGTACAACCTCTGCAAGAGGAGGGTTGTCGTTAGTTGGTGAACACGGTGCAGAATTGCGATTACTTAATCAAGGTGACGGCATAATTCCTGCTGACTTAACAGAAAGACTGATGAATTTTGCTCAAAATCCAACCCAGTTTATTGACAACACTATGTCTGCTGTTGGAAGATTAAAAGAGTTATCCGTTGGCACGAACAATCTGTCGGTATCTCCTGTTTTCAATTTTAACATTAATGGTGATGTAACTAACGATACTGTCAATAGAATGAAACAAGAATTTTCTAAAATATGTGATACAAAGATTAAGAATTTCATGCAAGATGTTACACGAAACATTCATTTATAGTAAAGAAAAAACGGAGACTAATTATAGTCTCCGTGTGCCTCTTTATTGCATTTCCATTCCCAATACTCCAATGTAGCGTGGTATTCACACCAAGTTCCATTCTCTCCAACAGGGTTGTCACACCCTACTTTTGCACATGTGGTATGGGATGTAAATAGTAGAGAAATTAAATATATTATTAATAGAACAAATGCAACTAAAATCATTAAAGAACCCCACTTAATTTTCATAAAGCGTCACTCCTTTTTTTCTTTTACCAAAATTATAACACAAAATTAGTAATTATTCAAGTATTATTTTTTAGGAGGCGGATAATTTTTGTTTAGATTTTCTAAATTTGATTATGCTGGTATTCATTCTGGTGAGTTTAATTTAATTTTAGCTTACACATCCAACGATTACGATTTTGTTTCAGGTGGAGAATATCAGCCAACAACAGACACATTGCCTCATAATGCAAGGCAGTTATTATATAATATTTCGTATGCCGACAAACCCCTTGAATTTACAGCCGATATTATCAATCCTAATCCAGACGAAAACATTAATTTAGAGCAAATGAAAGAAATTAAGAATTGGTTGTTTGGACAAGATGGTTGGAAAAAACTTAAAGTGTACGATGAAACCTCTGATTATTATCTCAACGCATTATTTATCCCCGACAGCGACATTACTGATGCACGAGGTTATAGAGGTTTAAGGTGTAAACTACAGAACGATAGTGGATTTTGGTATCAAGACAACGAAATTGAATTTAAGGGCGTTACATCGAAACCGTCAAATACAGGTCAAGTGTTATCTTTTGAAACTACAATTGATATTGAAGGACAACCTATTAACAATAAAATTTGTCCTATTATTGATTTAAAGATCGGACACAACTGGACAGAACATCAAATAAATTACACATTGTCAAATTATAGAGTGTATGTTGGAAATAAGCTTAATAAATCTATGTTCGTTTTTGATGCGGGTGTAAACTATCATACAGACAAAGATGCCGTATATGAACTGGATACAAAATATGGGATGGTAACAATGAAAGAACCTAATGAAAAGATTTTTCATTCACTCACTCCCCCATTTATTCAATACAACGGAGTAATTAAAGATAATCTTGATTATGTGTCTTTATTTTGGCTTGGCAATGGACAAAACCAAATTTATTTGTACATTAAGTCAGCAGATAAAACTGACGCTACTCATAACTATGCTTACGAGGTATTTGATTCCGATAAAAGCTTAGTTTTAAAGTACACTACAATGCATAGGTTGGGTGGTATTTAATGCAAACAAGAAATTACGCACACGAAGCACCCGATATGATTTTGTATCAGCAAAACAAAAAGACCTCACTTGGCTATGTGCAAAACATACATAATTGGACGGCTGACTATAATTTTGGTACGGCTTCAGAAATGAGTTTTGAAATTCCAAAAAAGGTTTACGATACCCGCACAAATAGTTGGATTGATAATCCGAATTATGATAATCTTAAACCTGATATGTTATTGTATTTGAATGACTCAACTGAGTATTCTAAGTTTTCTGGAGGTTTAGTAGAACCAGACAGCTATTATGATGTGATTACATCTGGTTCACGAACAGGAGAGGGTGCATTATCCTTTGATGTTAATACTGCCATTAGAGGATTTAAAATGCAAAACGAAACTATGTTATTCGATTTAGGAACAGGTTCAGGATACAATTGGGTGTGGGGCGGATATATTGAAGATAGTAGTGGCACATTTCGAGACTGTTCCAATGACTTAAATGGAGTATATTATAAAGGCTATCACGCATACTATTTGTCAGCTTGTAAATCCTTTATTCCAGTACATAAGGGAGATATTATTTCCACAAGAAGTTATGCAAACAATAAACTATACTATTATTATCAAATACATTATTATAAGGATGCTGACGCATCTACTTGGATAAAATCAGACGATGGTTATTATGTACATGGTAGTATTCCATGGCGAACATATATAGATTTTAGTTCTGCTGATGATGAGGAAAGCAAAACTCTTGACGAAGGATATATTAGGATTTGTGTATATGACCAGCAATCGACTTATAAGAATTTGAAATATACAACTCACTTGCCTAATAATTATTATATTCAAATATTTTCGAGAGAAAGACTCTGCACTGATTTTGATGTCAATAAAAGTGGTATACAAGGTTCTAAGATACCTTGGTGGGTTATTACAAATATAGAAGAAACAAGCGATAACGGTAGTAACACAACTTTAAAAGTTACAGCCCAATCTTACGATATAACATTATCAAAAAAGAATTTTTCTATTTCAAAAGGAACATTACCTTTGTACATACCAGATAAGGTTGGAGATTTAGTAGAAAGTGATAAGTGGTTATATGATAGTGGAAAACAAAGAAGTCAAAAATTCACTCGTGGTTTACTCAATCAAATACTTGATTATTTACCACAATGGAAAATAGGTTATATTGCTAAATCTATATGCACAAAATATAGAGCATTAGATGATATAGATAACGCTAATATTTACACTTTTTTAACGAATGACATTGCATCAACATATCAGTGTTATTTTATATTTGACTCAGAAAAAATGACTATTAATATTGTTGACGGAGAAATACAGTATAATGGTTATAATTACCATACCACTAATGACGCAATTGGGTATCATTCTAAAGCAGTATTAACTTGGCAAAACGCTATAAAAAACACTAATATACATTCTACTGACGACAGATGTGTTACTGCATTAAGGGTTCACACCGCAGATGACCAATATGGATTAGGTTTAATTAACCCTACTGGCGATAATGTATTGTATAATTTTGACAGCATAAAAAATCAATTTGACTATACCATTAGCGGTAGCAAAAATGGTAGGACTTTAAAGACAGCCGTAGAATCATGGATTAGCAACTATAACAGCCTTAAATCGGGCTATCAAACCAATGGAAAAAAGTTAATTGACGCAAACTTAAAAAAGATACAATTAGCATCTAAAGTAAAAAAAGCATTAACTAATTATTTAACTGTAGCAGATGCAATTAATACTAAGTTAATTGACAAATATGGTTTTACAGGAGATGTTCCCAGTGCTTCGGGTGCTACAACTATGAAAGTATATAATGCCATACTTCCAGATCGACCTCGAACAAAAGAGGTAATTTCTAATTTGTCTCCTTGGTATGCTGCGTGTTATTACAATGACACATATTATGTTAGAATATGCTCTGTTGCTGAAACTTATTGGAATACTAAAAAACAATATGATACTGTGGTTTCAACTTATAACAAGACTTATAAAGCCATGAAAAAAATTGCTAAACAATTGACTCTTAATTACAAGACAGCATTACAGGCAAACAAAGATGGTGTAACAACAATTCTCTCCCCTGCTGAAATCTTAGAACTTCAAAATTATATAACCGAGGGTGATTGGACAAATGAAGATGTAGCGTTTAGCGATACTTACTCTGCTGATGATATTATAACAACCTTGCAGGACGTGTTGGCTCAAGCCAAATCTGATCACGATAACTATTTGAGTAGACAGTGTTACGAGTTTGAAATTGAGTCAGCGAATATCTTAGCAATTCCTGAAATGAAGGATAACATTGCAGATTTAACGCTTGGCACAGCCTTGTCTCTTGAGGTTAAAGACGGTGATTGGCAATACCCTGTTTTACTCTCAATTCATATAAACTATGATGATATATCAGATTTTAGTATGACATTTAATACAAACTATTCTGCTAAGCCTTTAAAGAAAAGATTTATTGATTGCTTTAATACAATCTCGCAGACAAGCGTTAGAAACACGACATTTAACTTTATAGAATAAACAATAATAGGTGGTGATTATATGATTATTAGGCATTTAAGTATTGACTGTGCTTACATTAATAAGATTCTTGAACCGATTACACAAAGAGAACACGGTGTGACTGAGTTTGAGATTGAGGTTAAAAATCACGGTGCTGATGTTGACCTTTCGGAATGTACGCTTGCGACCTATTATGGACTAAAACCAGACGAACATAAAGTAGGTGTTGAGTGTAGAGTAGATAAAGAGAAAGGTTTGATTTATTTACCCTTATATTTGCAGATGACAACTGCTAATGGAGTGCTGAAAGGTATCGTAGAATTACAGTTTTCTGAAGGTAATGTAAGATTTTCAGGCGTTAATTTCAAGGTTTCTTCTGCTCCAGACGATACAAAGGTTGAAAGCACTGATGATTTTAATATCTTAGAAAATTTTCTCTCTAAGCCGACTACAGACGGTAATACCGGACAGGTATTATCTATAGACGATGACGGTAACACTATTTGGCGAACACTTAAAGAGTTTGACGGTAACTATACACATTTGAGTAACAGACCTTCTATCAATGGCGTTGAACTCAATGGAGATAAGTCACTTGAAGATTTGAACATAAAACAAACCTATACTGCCGATGATATTTCATTTGCAGACGGTGAAACTTTCCAGCAAAAATTTAATAATGGCGAACTAAAAGGACAAGATGGTGTTTCCGGCACTGACGGTATTACTCCACATATCGGCGATAATGGCAATTGGTTTGTTGGCGAAACAGACACAAACAAACCGTCACAAGGTACAAATGGTGCGAACGGAAATGACGGTGTAGGTGTTGCAAAATCCGAAGTTAATACAAGTGGAGAGCTTGTAATTACATACTCAGATGGTAATTCGGAGAATCTTGGCAAAATCGTAGGTAAGGATGGTCTTGACGGTGCAAATGGACAAGATGGTTTATCGGCTTACGAAATCGCAAAAAATGGTGGTTTTATCGGCACTGAAGAAGATTGGTTAGAATCTCTTAAAGGTGCTAACGGAGCGAAAGGCGAAAAAGGTGAAAAAGGTCAGGACGGCAAAACTCCAGTTAAAGGTACAGATTATTTTACTGCCAAAGATAAAGCTGAATTTACTGCCGAAGTTACTGAAAGTCTTAAACCCGAACTTGGTAAAAAAGCTAACCTTGTTAACAGCTCGAATATTTTTGATTTTGATGCTTGGGCAAAAGAATTGCAAAAATTAAATCAACCAGTTTTTCACGGTACACTTGATGAATTGAATTTTGACGAAAAGTCAATTACCTTTACCGCTACGGAAAAAGACACTTATACGAATAGTTGGATGTTACCCAAAGCCGAATCAATGAAAATAAGTGTAAA